GACAACCTTGTTCGTGGCTCTAAGAAGCTCATGGAGAAGGGTGAAGGAATGGATAAGGTATATTATGTATATGCTGACACTCAGGGAATACTTGCTGATGGAGTTAACGACCCCGTTGTTAATTTCAAATAATGAATTATTAGAAGGGGCGCTTTGCGTCCCTTCTTTTTTTAAGATTTAAAAGGAGAAAATATAATATGAGTAATGAAGTTGAACTAATTAGCGATGATACACTAGTTCCTATCCGCAGTATTGTAAACTGCCAAACTGGGTACATTCTTCCTTCTTCTGGTCGTTCGCGCCGCCTTATGCCTGATGTTACTATGCGTGTTACAGCAGGCGAACTGCGCGAGCTGTTTTTCAGCCCCGGCGGTTCAATTCTTCTACAGAACTACATCAATGTAGGCAATAAGTCACTTGCCGCAGAATTTGGTGTTCCGTATGATGCAATTGAATATGATTGGACAGAAGCAGATGTAAAGAAGTGCCTACTTAAAGATGATATTGATGTACTTTTGGACGCTCTTGACTTTGCGCCGCAGGGTATTATCGAGACTCTTAAAGACGATGCAATTAAACTTGAAATCAATGACCGCGCTAAGATTAAGGCCATTGCGGATAAAACAGGTGTCGATATTGATGCCGCTATTAAGAATAACCATGCTTATGATAATAGCGATACCAATGTTGCTGATAAACCACGTCAACGCCGAGTTCAACAAGATGCCGAACCGCGTAAGCGCCGCGTCAAGGCAACTACCGAATAATATAAAATAAGTAGGAGGTTTGCCCAATGCCACAAGATATAAATATTGATAAAGATATGGAAGTCATACCTCCAACTTCTTTTCAGGAGATGTATGAATTTTTCCTAGCGGGCGTTACCGATGACATGTTTATGGAACTCACAAAAGAGGATACTGAAAAGCTGCTTGAAGAAATTTTGGTTGCGGCAGTTCCTAAATTTGAGTTCCCGCATTGGGCGCACCCATTTACTTTAGATTATGAAAATAAATGTTTCTCTACTTGCCTTACAGTAGAGGAAAAGATTATCATTCGTTACTATATGATTGCCGAATGGATTAGTTACCAGCTTGCCACAGTTGATCTTATCCGCCAAAAGTATTCAAGCTCTGACTTTGCGTTTACGTCTCAGGCCAATCATATGCGTTCACTTATCACGATGAAACAGGAGTATGAGCAGAAAGCCTTTCACGCTCAACGGCTGTACTGCCGCAGATATGTTGATAAAAAAGGCCATGTTCGCTCTTCTTTTGGTATGATTATGGAACCAGTGAAGTAAAATGGCGTTAATGGTAATAGATGATAGAATTCTAGACTATCAGGTAGAAAATGTTAAGAATAGTCTAGAACGCATCACAAATCAAATTTTTAAACTTCTACCTACATTCGAGGATGGTAAAGATTGGATTAAGCCATTAGATACTCTAGTTATTGAGATTACAGGGATGGCTCTTGTAACACCTAATGCGCCAAAACTTTATCAACTCGTATATAAACTGCAAGGTATCAAAGAGCAAGGTAAAGATATTGAATTTATGCTCTTTCGCCGTATGATTTTTGAAGCCTGCAATATCGCCAACGATGTTATGGAGAGCCTATGAGTATTCAGACATTAGGTGCTCGCTTACAATATCTCGGCGGCGATAACATGGGAAGAATTAATCAGTCTAAATATAGGTCTTTTCAAGCAGCTTTAAAGAATGACTATAATAAGAGAATGATTAAATTCAATAATCAGTCTTGGCCTTGTCTTATCAATTCCATGTCAGGAGGTTTGAAGGCGGATTATGACAAGAAGTATATCTCTGTCGATTTCAAGAGCGGCCTAAAAGCTGGTGAAACTTTTGAACTGTTAGATAGCGGAACTCATTGGATGGTCTATCTTCCAGTGATTACAGAGACGGCTTATCTGCGGTCTGAGATTATTCGCTGTGATTACACGCTTGACGTAAATGGTCAAGAATATTGGGTATATATGCGTGGTCCTGTAGAAACAGACCTTCGTTGGTTCATTAAGAATAATATTAACATCAATGAACTTAATCTGTCTGGCCGCATCTATATTAAGAATGATGAAAATACTAGAGACTTTTTTCATCGTTTTACTCACATCAAACTTGCTGGACATACATGGGAAGTACAAGTTACAGATTCGATTACAGTACCGGGTATTTTAGAGCTTGAAATCCAAGAGTATTATGATAACAGCATCGCAGAGCTACCCAGTATTCTCAAAGACGAAACTACACCCATCAATGTTATTAGCGGTGCGACAACGGCTAAACAAAATACTATTGTTGGATATGCTATCTCAAATGAAGCATATGACCCAAAGATTCGTTGGGAAGTCAAGAATAATCCAAGAGTCAAAATACTTGAGGAATATGAAGATGGCCGCATGTGCAAAGTTAAAATATATGCTGGTGCGGTAAAGACGTTTGATATTTGTTATGGCGATTTTTTCCAGACAGTAATTGTTGAATGGCAGAAGCCTTTAATTCAAGGACCGCAAGAAGTTTATCCATATGACATTCATACCTATTGGATTAAGAAACTTCCAGAAGGTGAAAAAGCCACATTCTCTGTTGATGATGAATCTATGGCTAAGATTGTAGATTCCAATAATGATTCTTGCAAAGTGGAAATTGTATCTGGCAAGAAAGGTAAATTTGTCATTCATGCGGCATATGGTGATGTTGAGACAGATTTACCAGTTAAGATTAAATCGTTATAAGGATTGGAGGTTACATGAAACACGTTGCTTCTAATATCTTACGAACTAATTATAAGTCTACTTTTCTTTCTCATGCAGAAGACCAAGAAACCATTTGGCGAAAACTTTTTGTTGAAAGTAGGCCTTATAGCGATATGCTGAAAAAGTTACTTATTATTAATACGCCTGATTGTCTTGATAGGACACAAGACCAATATCAGCGTAAGATTGAACAATATACTATTAAAGACCTACATGATAATCAATATATCAAGGCTACTCCTAAGCTCTCTTTTGGAGAACATGAAGAAGTTAAATCTTATATCATGTTAGACTTTGATGATTTTTCTCCTTCTGAGAATCCTCGCTATCGCAATTGCGTTATTAGCTTCACGATTATCTCACAACTTGACTATTGGGAACTAGATGACTATCAGTTACGTCCTTGGATGATTGCTGGATACGTAGACGGTATTATGAATGATACTCGTCTATCTGGTATAGGTAAATTACAATTCTTAGGTGCGCAACAGCTTGTTTTAAATGAATATTTAGGTGGCGTAATGTTACGATATTCCGCATCAAATTCAGAAGCAAATGATGCAGAAAAAGTTGATAATGATTTACCTAGTGAAACGAATGTGTAGGTGATATTTATGCCACCTAAAAAATATTTTGATGGTGATAAACTTGGCCCATATAACATATTAATGGTTCGTAGAACAAAACGGGTTGGTAGAAAATATTATGGTTTATTTATTTGCCCATTTTGTTCTAAAGAATTTGAAAGTCCGATTAAGAATATAGTTGCTGGTACAGCAAGGTCTTGTGGATGTTATAATAAAATGTTATGTCAAGTTAAAGGTCATAATAATTGTAAAGATATAAGAGGACAAAAATTTAACAGATTAACCGCTATAGAACCAACAGAAAAGCGAAGAGGAAGAACGATTGTTTGGAAATGCAAATGTAAATGTGGCAATGAATGCTATGTTCCAATTAATGAGCTAACCAGTGGTCATACAAAATCTTGTGGTTGTTTGCGCTCTTATGGAGAAGAAAAAATAGCCAATATATTAACGAATAACAGTATTGATTTTATTAGAGAAGCAAATTTTTCCACTCTTGTTAATCAAGAAACTGGCCAGAGACTTCGTTTTGATTTTTTATTGCCGCAATATGACATTATTATTGAATGTAATGGATTACAGCATTATCGTCCTATAAATTTCTTTGGTGGAGAAGAAGGCTACAATAAAAGACACTATTTAGATGATATAAAACGACAGTGGGCAATAAGTAATAATTATAAAGTTCTAGAAATAAAATATAAAGAAGATAGTGATATTTCTGAAACTTTGATTCTTGACTTTATTAAAAATAATACTAAGCCTGCGCCGCAAGATTTATAAAGCTGGTGCAGCATGTCAGAGTTACAAGGAGATTTAGGTAAATATCTTTCTGGAATGCCAGTGATGGTTGCGGGAGCAAATGTTGCTATCTCGCAACCGTCTATTAAAGATATTTGTGCTTTTGGTGAAGATTCGTTTCTTATGTCAATTGAACTTTTTGTCAAGGCGAAAGAACTTGCCGCAGAAATGAAAAACGTGGGCAAAAGTCAATTAGGATATATGGACGATTTTCAAATATTATTAGTAATCATCCAACAGGACGAAAATACGAAAAGAAATGTAGATAACCTTTTCGGACTTATTTTTCCTGATTATATAATTGAATATGACGCTGGTTGCATCAACTTTAGGGTACAGGAGAATGGGCCGATAGTAGGGCAACTCAATCCTATGAATTTTGAAAATTTCAGAATTACATTGAAAGAATTATTTTTGCCAGTAGGCACTGATAAGTATGAAGAAGAATTTAATCCTGCTAATGATGCAGCTGCCGAAATTGCGGCCAAACTTCAACGTGGTCGAGAAATACGAAATCAGATAAAGAGTGATAAAGATAAGAAGAAAGCTAACAGTATCTTTGGTAATTACGCTTCTGCTCTTTCTATTGGTTTGGCAATTGATATTAATGTTATATATAATTATACTCCATTTCAGTTGTTTGACAGTATTAAGAGGTATACAATTAAAATGGCATATGACTTATATCAGAAGGTAGCTACTACTCCTATGATGGATGTTAGCAAGATGGACGAGCCTGATAATTGGATGGATGGTATTTACTGAGTATAATCGTGGTTTTACCGCGTTTATATAATAGACATAGAAATTAGCGCGTTATGTTTCTATGACTAAGGAAAATGTATACAAATTCCTAAACGTAAGGAGAAATCTATGAATCGTTTTGGTGTGCGCGAGATTTGTGATGTGGTCTTCAAGCCCCTCACATCCGTAGACCTTGGTGGTCAGCACTTCGATGCTGGTCAGCCTATGCTTTACATTGACACCGCTAAGACTTCTAGCCTTGAAGGTGCCGCTACTACCGTCTATGCTCAGGGCGGCAAGGGTAATCCTCGTCTAATCGCTTGGGAAGAATGTCTATAAACTGCTCAAGCCATATCTATATTATGATATGTAAAATAAAATTTTGTGAATTGCGAAAAACCCCAATTAGATGCTATTACAAATTTAAAACAAAGGAGTGGTAAATGAATGAATTGGGCAATTCGCAGCCAAATCTTGAAAGTAAATTTTTAAAAGAAAACGATAGTTATTTATTATATTCAGATGGTAGAATTTTAAATGTAAAAACAAATAAATTCTTAAAAGGCAAAATTGATAATGTCGGGTATCACACATATGTGTTGCAAATCCCTGATGAATTATCTGTTGCTCGAAAAAAGAAAAGTAAAAATGTCTATGCTCATAGACTCGTAGCTCAGTATTTTTTACCGAATCCAGATAATTTACCTTATGTTCATCATAAAGATGAAAATAAATTAAACAATAATGTAGACAATTTGGAATGGGTTAGTGCAAAACAAAACATTGCTTACCATAGAGAAAAGAATGGAAAACAAGAACGCAGACGTCCAAAATACCATGTTGAAAATTTAAAAGGTGAACAATGGATGGTTTTTCCTGAAAATGAATTATATTCGGTATCAAATATGGGAAGAGTTAAAAACAATAAAACGAATAGATTGTTACATTTAGATAATACTCAAAAATATGTTCGTGTTAATTTAAACACAAAAAAGCATTATTCTTTAAATAGAATGGTATATTGTACTTTTAATAATGATTTTGATATGGAAGGTTATGTTATCGACCATATTGATAGCAATCCAAAAAATAATGAATTGAATAATTTGCAAAAAATTACTTTTTCTGAAAATAATTTACGTCAAGATAGGTTCAACGACTAACTCTCTAAGAGTGTAGATTTATTTAAATCGAAGTGCAAAGTCTTTGGAACTAACCAAGACAAGATATAGTCTAAGCTGTATGTATATATAAAGATACAGATAATACAAATGTGGTGAAAAGACGCTCACTCTGACACTTGAAGACTCTCTAATGAGTCCTACCAGTTTCGCTATGCTGTCTGGTGCTGGTCTAGTACATGGCAAGAAGACTGGTGAAAATAAGACTCCTATCTATGTCCATGCTACATATGATATGGTTGCTGAAACTTCTGATGATAAGATTATTGCTAAGCTAACTGATGAAGACCGTAATGGTGCGACTATCATCGTTACAAAAGAAGCTCCTATCTATCCTGTTACTCTCGATAGTGCTGGTGCTCAAGCTAATTATCTTTCTGCTGTTACCGACAAGCAGGTTTTTGTTATTAATGATGGCAAAACACTGGCTGCCGCTACTCTTGGTGACCACGGTGAAATTGAAGCTGAAGGTAAGACAATTGCTTTCCAGCTTGCTTCCGATACTCCCGGCGATAGTAAGCAGGATGCTGCTGTAAAGGCTGGCGACACTGTACGTATTGACTGCTATGAGGTTCATTACGATGAAGCCTATGAGATGCAGATTGATGCTGAGAACTTTGCTGGTTACTATTATATCGAAGCGTCTACCCTTTTCCGTGATGAAGAGACTGGCGTAGACCTTCCTGCTGAATTTATCATTCCTCGTGGTAAAATCCAGAGTAACTTTACGTTCTCTATGGCTAATAATGGTGACCCATCAACATTTACATTCACTATTGACTGTATGCCTGCCTATACAAAATTCAACAAAAAGAAGAAGGTTATGGCTACGCTACAGGTTGTTGACAAGACTGATACAACTCACAACTATAAGAATAAGGATGTTCTTGGTCACGATGGTCGTACAAAGGATTCCGATGTAGATAGTTGGTATTCTAAGTCTGTCTTCTCCGAAACAGCGGGGGAATAAAAGCCGCAACGTCAACTGAATCTGCGGCTAACAAACAACATTCAGACGTAACTGCTAATGCAGTTGATTCGACTACTAAGACTTTTGTAGATGAAACTATTCCCAGTGTTTCTAAGCTAAAGAAGTCTGTAGCTAAATAAGCTAAAGGGTGTTCCTTAACTGGGACACCCTTTTTCTTTTTAAATAGCAATAATATATATTGCTATTGCAATATATACTAATGTTATTTAGGAGGTAATATGAGCAATTTCAATTGGCGTGCCATTCAAGCATATAATGGCGGTAAAGAGTATCTTGCTTATACTATTGCCAGAGGACAAGCCGATATTGATGATGATACGATGCACCGTATTATGAAACGCCAAGTAAGTACATTTACTCAGAGATTTAATCAGGTAAATGCGGCCAGTGGTAAAAAATATACTGGTAGACAGATTAAATCTATGATGGATAACTGGGTTTCAAATGGCGGTATAATAGGTCAAAATATTGATGCGGCAATGAAAAACATTGCAAACTTCGATAGCAAAGGTATCGCCAAATCGTATAGCACGTCTGGTGATATTTTTGTCGATGGTGTCAGTTTAGCAAATGTAGGTGCCGCATTTAGTTCGTCCGTGCAAGATTGTTTGACCCATGTATCCAGTATTACTACAGCAGTCAATGAAGCTGTTAATAATATTATCTGGACACTTGCATCTAATTATGAATACTTAGTTGCTGCGCGTCTAGTTGACGCATACTATACGAGCGGAAATGTCCCATCAGACCTACAGGGCATTCCAACAGATGCGAGCATTAGTGCGGGAATGGTCAAGGAGTCTGAAACGAAAATTGTTCTTGCAATGGAGAAGGTACGAGAAAATTTAGATATTCTTGCTTCTCTTGGTGATGGTGGCAGTGCTGATATTCAGAATAGCTTTCAATCTGCCGCAGATTCTATTGCAGCTGCTTTTAACTCTATTGGCGGTACAGTTCATGAAATGGCAGAAGCACATGCAATTAATGTTGCCGCAAATGAAGGTCAACAGCTTATTATGGAAAATGATGAAAAGATAAAGCAGATGGTATCTGCCGCAGATGGTAAGTTTTATTCCAATTGGACGGCACAACAGATAACAGATACTCTTGAAGGCAAAGAATCTAAGGAAGATGTTCATATTTATTGGAACAAAGGCGGCATTGTGCTTGAGTTTGGTGGAAATGTCAAATTACGTGAAAGCGCGCCCTTTCAAGGTAGTGGCCCAGGCTCGCGCGCTCTTGGAGTTGAAGGATTTGTCGCTAGAAGTATGACATATCAGCAGTTAGCCAAAAAATTAAATTCCTTTGCGCCCGGTGCTGGTCAGTATGGATATAGCCTTGTCGGTGCTCTTGGTACTACTGTTAATGCTATGGATTGGTACAATATCAGGCAGGCGGCTGGTGCTTTGAGTCTTGTGGATGCTATAGCTGGTAGTGGTATTCAAGGAGACTATTCAACCTTGCTTATTGTAAATAATAAGATATTTTCAATTTATGATATTCTTAGAAAGATTTATGATAATTCAGATACTATTTTGAAATATGGTGGTAGCAAATATTATCTTGTTGAAGGTTTTGACTTAGGTACTTTAAGAAGTAAAGTTATGCCGTCACAGACAGGAGATAACGTTTTCCGCATGGCGTTAAATCGTAATAAACTTGCCTACAAGGTATTGAATAATACTAAGATTAGTATCACACTTAATATAGGTCATTTATTTACACCAGATATTTTTAAATCTTAGTTGACATTGTTTTAAAAGTATGGTATAATATAACCATATAGGTATAGAGATAAAAGGAGATTTTTATGGCAATTCTTTTTGAAACAGAGACAGCTAAAAAGCTAACCTCGCAAGACATGTATGATATTATTCATTTTGCAGCACAGTCTGCTGAGGATAATGGCTTCGTCAACCAGTTTGTTTTTGAACGTGCGCTATATGCGTATGCGGCAATTATTTTATATCCTGACCGTAAGGAAGAGCTTGGCCGCATTGTTTCAGATAATATTCTAGATGCTTGGGATGCTCTTTTGACTGATGGTACTATCGCAGATATGAATGAAAACTTTGCGGTAGATATGGATGCTCTTGGTCGAATTGGCAGTGTATGGCTTGATGACTATATTAAATATCTACAATCTGCTCGTGGTATTTTCTCTACGTTCCAAACTTTTAGTGGCGATATTGTAGAGTCTACAGTAAATCGTTTTAAAGATGCTTTTAGTGAAAACGATGCACAGACTGTTCTTGATATTGTAGATAAATGGGGCATGAATAATACTCCAAAAGATGAAAGTAAATTAAAGGAAAAAGTCAAAGTCAAGGCTATGGCAACCCCTGAACAAGTTAATGATGCGATTAATGCCGCCACCGACTATCTTGCTTCTGTGCCAACAAAAAATGATGAGATTAAAGAAGATAGCGAGCAAGAGGACGGTCCTCTATTCGAGCTTTAGTACAAAATTCAATAATTATTATGAGCCTACTTTTATATAAAGTAGGCTCTTTTTTTATGCCTATATTAACGTTAATAAAGATATAAAAGGAGGTACGATTGTGAATCGTACAGATAGATTTAAGGTAGGTGATTACCATTAGTAAATATTCAAATACTATTGAGTATAATCTACGAACTACATTAGACCGCTCTGGTTTGACTCAATTGCAGACTGAGCTTAATAAAGTTTCTGTTCAATTGAAAGAAATGCAATCTCAGAGGTTGCTTGACCCCTCTCAAGTAGATTCGTCAATCAGCACAATCAACAAATTTAAAAGTGCATTGAATTCTAGCTTCAATTCAAAAATTGGTATGCTTGATATGTCAAAATTTGTTGGACAATTGCAAGAAAGTAAAGTATCTTTAAATAGCTTGCAGAATTCTTTTGCTTTAACTGGTAATACTGGCAAGGCTGCATTTGCTGGTGTATTAGGACAGCTTGGTAAAATTGATACCGGCATTAAAAGTACAAGCTCTATGGTTGACAAAATCTTTAACACAATGGGTAATACTGTGCGCTGGGGCATTATGTCAAGCGCTTTTAATGGTGTAACTGATTCCATTCGTCAATCAGTTGAATATGCAAAAGACCTTGATGATTCGTTGACACAGATTATGCTTGTTACTGATTATTCGCGTGATTCGATGGTTCAGTATGCAAAACAAGCTAATGAAGCTGCTAAGGCTCTTGGTTCTACGACTGTTGCTATGACAAACGCTTCTCTGGTCTATAGTCAGCAAGGCTTTGACTTGAATAAGTCTCAACAACTTGCTGAAATGTCAACTAAATTAGCAAATGCTTCTCAGCAAGATACTTCTACAACGTCAGACCAAATCACAGCATATATGAATGCTTATGGTCTTGATGATAATATTGATAAACTTAATGCGGCACTAGATTCTTGGGCCAATGTAGCAAATATTTCTGCTGCTGACGTTGGAGAACTTGCAGAAGCATCACAGAAAGCTGCATCAGCAGCAGCCACTCTTGGAGTTTCTACAGACCAACTTAACGCCCAAATTGCAACTATTGAATCTGTTACCCGAGAAGCCCCAGAACAAATTGGTAACGGTTTAAAGACACTTTACGCACGCTTTTCAGACCTATCAATGGGTAAAACCCTAGATGATGGAGTAGACTTAGGAAAAGTAACTTCTACACTAGATAAAATTGGTGTACAAGTTTTAGACGGCGATGGAAAAATGCGTGGCGTTGGCAATATCATGGAAGACTTAATGAAAGTTTGGGATTCTATTGATTCTACACAAAAAGCTGCCGTAGGCCAAACACTTGCTGGTAAATTCCAACTTACACGTTTTGAAGCATTGATGAACCGTGCAGATTTATATAAGCAATATAAAGCTGGTTCTGAAAATGCTAATGGTACACTTGATGTAATGAATGAGAAGTATGTTGATTCATTACAGGGAAAATTAAATAAATTACAAACTACCTTTGAAGGTATTATAAATAGCCTTGGTGATTCTTCTGATTTTTATGGATTCATTGATGGATTATCTACTGCATTAGATTTAATGCAGAAATTAGTTGATTCTATTGGCGGTGGCTCTGCTGCGCTAACTTTACTTGGTGCTACTGCTACTAAAGTATTTAGTACAACCATGTCTCGTGGTATTGCTTCTATGATACAAAATCATGAAGTTAATAAAACTCGTAAAATCAATGCGCAGACAAGACAGCAAAAACTACAGGAAATGGGCTATAATAATATTAAAGAAAACGAATCAACAAAGCCCATTATGGATTTCGTCAATACTGGTATTAAATATCAACCAGATATGAATGAAAAGCAAGCTAAAGAATATAACGGTATTCTTGATAGCCTAGTTGCTTCTGTACAAAAGGTAACTACAGAAGAAGATAAGATGCGTGAAGCTGTTGAAGCTACTAACATTGCTATGAGAGCAGCTTTAGAAACTTCTTTTGATTACCTAGAACTTACAAGAAATGAAAACGGCGTTTTACAAATCCAACCTACTGATGTATATGACATAGCTATTAGAAATAGTCAAGATAAATTAGGCAAACTTGGCACTAATGAATTGAAGCAAATTACTGGAGAACAGGCGCTTAAAAGTAGTGCTTATAGTGCTAATCTAACTAGAAGCCTAAGTACAATCAAAGCTGCAAAAGCAGAAGATGCGACAACTGGTACTAAAACACGGGCAACTGCTGCTATGCAAACATCTCTTAATAGAGGTAAAAGTTTAGTAAAAGAACTTATGGGTACTGATAATATTTGGGACGATAGGTTTAATGAATATGAAGAAAAAATAGAAAACCTCAGAACCCCAATTCAGCAATTGATTGTTAGTCTAAGAGAGCTTTCAAAAGTTATTAATGAAGATAATTATAATTTTGACGCAGCGATTGATACATTAGAAAAAGTACAGAAAGCAACTAACGGAGCCGCCGAAGCGGCTGATGTTGCCACTAAGCAACAAAATGCAACTCGTAAAGAGGACAGAGTACCGTTATCTAATGTTGGAGAAGCAGCACAGCAAAATAATAAAATGCAAGCCGCGCAAGAAGAGCTGAAAACCGCGCAAGGTCGTGGTGAAGGCTTCAATGAAGGTATGGATTTACAAAATGAAATTCAGCAAATTGTTCAAGCTACTTCTGCTATTGGTCAACTTGGCTTTGCTTGGCAATCTTTCCAGAATTTAGGTTCTATATGGGCTAATTCTGATTTAACACTAGGAGATAAAATTGAGCAAACCATTTTAAATCTAACTATGATGCTTCCACAGTTAGTATCTGGTTTTATAGCTTTAAAAGAAGCCTCGCAAAAATTAGATATGAGTAGATTAGTAGAAGCAGTAGACGCAACAAGAATTGAAAAATTGCAGAATGCTTTTGGTGATTTTGCTACAATAAAATTTGGTCCTGTATTAAGTGGTTTAACTGCTACGGAAATAAGATTTAAAGCAATTAATACCGGCGCAAAGATTGCATCTGCTGGGCTTAAGGTATTTAAAGGAATTATTGAAAGCCTTGGCAGTCCTCTTGGGATGCTTTCTATTGGGCTTATTGCTGCTGGCAGCACTTTAATTAATTTCCTTCATCAAAAAAATCAAGCTGCAATAGATAAACAAGTTGAGACATATACAAATACTCAACAAACAGCGTCAGTTGATACTTCTTCCTTTGATGTTGCTTATGCTTCGTACAAGAAGACTGGCGAAGTAACTGATGAATTAAAGAGTGCTACTGATAATCTAATTGATTCTCTTGACATTGCTGGTGGTAAGGCACTTGAAAATTCAGGAGACTTTGATACTTTAGCAGAGAAAATCAAGAACGCGAGTACTGCTTCTAAGGAGCTGGCTGAATCTCAAGGTAAACAGGCTTTAACTGCGCTAGAAAAAGGTGCTTCTACATATACACCATTTGTTAATAATGCAGAAAGAATTGCATATCAGAATGACTTTTTAAGTAATGCTGGTTTGACTACAAATTGGATTGGTCAAGATACTAGCGGATTATCTCTCGCAGAGAAAATCGGTAAGGTCACAGATGCATCCGCTAAGGCTCAAAAAGAAGCAGATAAACAACAAAAAATTCTTGACGGCATGAGCAAAGACGATGCCATGTACGAATTTAGAAAGTCCAAAGTAGACCAAGCAAAGCAAAATGTTTCTGATGCACAGGATTATTTAAATGATGAAAATGTCGCTAATGCAAAAACCATTATTGACAATATGGCTAGTGCCGCAGAAGAAGGTTTGAACAAGAGTGACTTCGTTAACAAGTCTAAAAAAGAGATTGAAGATTCTCTATTAGACAATGAAGCTATTAAAGCTAAATATCAGTCTCTTGGAAAAGAAGCTGGACAAGAATATATCGACGGACTCGTTTCTGCTATGCAAGGCGGTAAGGATGATGTTAAAAATTCTGTTATGGCAGGATTAAGTTCTGATATTTCAACTGACAATCTAGAGAGTGCGGCCAAAAACAAGTCCTCAATGAAAGATGTACTTGAAGATTATCAGACTGCATATCAAAAGAACGGTGGTTTCACAGAAGACGAAGCTGCCAACATTATGGTGGAACATCCTGAATACGTTGAATTCTTGCAAAAGGTTGGCGACCAGTATCAACTAAATCAGCGTGCGGTTGAACAATGGACACAAAAGACGCGTGAACAGACCGCTGCGATGAAAGAAGCAACTGGTGAAGCTGTTAATATGTCTCAAGCTAATACAGATATTCTTGCAGCATATCAAAGTCTTTCTAGTAATAATCTTGACTTGCAGCAGCCGCTTCAAGAAATACAGCAACTTAATGATTTGCTTACCAATGGTGCAATTTCTAATTCTGACTTTTTAGATAGACTAAATTCTGGTTTTGATACTTTAGCAAGTAAAATTGATAACGCTGTTAACAGCGGTCAGAAACTTGCTGACGTATTAAATGATGATGACATTTCTAATTTCGCTCAGATTATGACAAATGAATTGTATACTGGCCTACAGCAAGCTAATAAGCAGTTCAAGAGCGGTAAAATGAATGTCACGCAATATGCTCAAACCATGAGTAAAGCCGCAAAGCAATCTATTAAAATGGAACAGGCAACTAGCGGTTTAACTGATGAACAAGTCGAACAAATTGAAAACACTGAGGATATTTCTAAACTCACAAATTCAATGACAAAATCTCAAAGAAAAGCCGCAAACCAAATTAAGAATTTATCTAATCAGATGAAGAAACTTGATGCTGCTGCCGATTTTAATAATTTTGTTACAGATAATTTTAAGAAAATCAATGAAGTATTTGATGATACTGGTAAAGTTGCCGCAGATGCCACTAATGAAATGGGTGGCATTAAAGCTCAATATGCTGATACTATTTCTGGCTTAGCCAGTTCAATGACAACTTTCTATAAGACAAATGCTGATGCTGCACAAAATACAGCTGCTTCAATTGCCGCTACTGGTGCTATGACCCAAGAGCAGGCGTATGCAATGCTTACCACTGGTCAAGGCTTAGCAGAAGCTATGATGGCTAATACCGAAGTTGCTGGCGCTGCAATGCAAGGAACCATGTCTGAAACTGAGGGCGCTGTTTCTGATATGGCTAGTGGTATTTCTGGTATCATTACAGATATTATGGCAATGTTTGGTGCCATTGATGGTGACGTTACCAGCTCTGTTGATGATGCAGGTTCAGAAAAGAAAGAAATTACCTCCACTGATACAGAAAAAGGTACTACAGACCATGTAGGTTATGTTACAGTTCCAAAGTTTAAGATGCATATTAAGGGTTCTGATAATTCTGGTGGCGGTGGCGGCGCGCGTAAAAATTCTACTGCTACTGGCAGAACGAAAACAGCCAAAAACGGTGCAGTCATGGAACAGTATTACAATAAAAATACTGGCAAAACATATTGGGCAGCCGCGAATGCTGGCTCACAAGCGTCTGTTAAGGAACATTCTAAGCAACTTGCAAAAGGTTTAAGCTCACTCTTTGGGTCTTCAACTCCTAGCCTTAAAAACTGGGCGCCTTCTGGTGTTGGTGGCGCTGCGCCACCATCCAACTTCGGACTTCCTTCGTCTGGCTCAGGCGGTGGAGGAAGCGGCGGTGGTGGAGGTGGCGGTAGCTCCTTCACTCCAGATACAAAAGAAGCTCTTGATGATGAAATTGACCGTTATGAACGTGTTAATACACTTCTTGACGCAATTGCAAATGACTATGAGCGTATCAATAAAGAGCAGGAGCGCTTAACTGGTGATAAGTTAGTTGAGAATCTTTCTAAACAGACTTCACTTTTGAAACGTCAAATTGACTTACAGAAAGAAAAGTTAAGTATTCAGAATGATGAAATGAATGAACTCCAATCTAAGCTATCTGGATATGGTATTCAATTTGATGCTGAGGGTTATATCTCTAACTATGCAAAAATTCATCAAGGTTTGATTGATAACGTCAATAATCTTATCGGTCAATATAATGCAGCTGGTACAGAAGAATCGCAAGATGCTATTAACGACCAAATTGATGCTGCCAATGACAATCTTGACAAATTTAAGACACTGTATCAGCGCTATGATACTTTGATTTCAAGCGATTTGAGAGATACAATTCAGCAGATTGAAGACCTCAATGATGAAATTGAAGACTTGCGTATTAATATTTTTAAGACTCAAGTTGAAGCTCTTGATAATCTTAAAGATATTCAAGAAAGTCTCGTTGATTTTGACCGTGCGTTCAATCGTGGTATCAAGCTAACACCTTATCAAGAAGCAGCAGATAATGTAGCTAAGCTCGGCAAATACTTTGATGTTGCTACCATGAGCGTTGATGAATACTATGATAATCTTATCAAGAAACAAGAGGATGCAGCAAATGCCGCAGGTACATCTGACGCATATAAGAAATGGTCAGCAGGTCGCGTAGACGAACTAAAAGCTGCCAAGCAGCGTGCGCTCAATGGTGACAAGAGTGTAGACTACTACGGCACTGGTTATTTCGATATGTCTATGAAGAATCTAACTGATATTAATGCTCAGATGAAGCAGTTTGAAGAGACTGGTAAGTCTGATATTTTCGGTGAGAATTCAGCAGACCTCTATGATGTAGCTAAGACAGTGTATGAACAGGCCGCAGGACTTGCTCAGGACTACTGGTCATTGATTGAAAATCTTCATGATAACGTCATGGATATGATTGATGATATTAGCGATAAGATGGATAGGCGTAAAGACCAGTACGAAGCTATTACTGATGAACTTGAGCATTGGTTAGACATCACTGAGATGCTTCATGGCGAAGAATCTTATGATGATTTAAATACCATCCTTGGCGCACAGCAGAACAATTATAAAGCACAGCTGAATGAATTAATGCAGCAGCGTGATATTTGGAAAGATATGCTTGGCTCTATGAAAGAAGGTTCGGAAGAGTGGAATGAAGTATCTGACAAGATTAAAGATGCTACTTCCGACATTAACGACCTTATTCAAAACTCTTTAGAGAATCTACAGAAGCAGTATTCAAATACAGTTTCAAAGATTACAAAAGCATGGGGAACCAAGGCTGTTGGTACTGACCTTGACTGGATGAATACACAGTGGGAGCTAATCAATCGCAATGCTGATTATTATCTCGATGATGTTAATAAATCCTATAACATCCAAAAGCTACAGAGTAAGTATCTTGACCTCTTAGATGGTTCAAATGATTTAGCTATCCAGCAGAAGATTTCAGCGCAAATGAAAGAGCAGCTTGAATATCTGCGCGATAAGACTAAGCTATCTGAATATGATGTAAACTATGCGAACGCACAGCTTGAAATCTTACAGAAGCAAATTGCGCTTGAAGAAGCGCAGCGTAATAAGTCTCAAATGAAACTTCGCAGGGATACTCAGGGTAATTATTCATATGTCTATACAGCGAACGATGATAATGTACGTTCCGCACAATCTGACCTTCTAGATGCACAGAACAACGCATATAATATGTCTAAAGACCAGATGAAGCAGACTCAGGCAGATTCACTGTCTGCGCTACAGGATGCTCAATCTACAGTCAATGACATTTGGAATAATGCTAATCTATCTCTTGAAGAGAAAACCAAGAGAACGCAAGCAATCATTGATTCGCTCAAGGAATATCTTGCTGGAACCAGCGAACAGCTAAGCACGTCCCAGAAGAACATTATCAATGACTTCATCGGCATGTGCGATATGCTGACTGGCGAGAACAAAGATAACCTACAAGACGTATACGATCAGATTGTTAATGGCAGTACAGATGCTTTCGATCAGATTGATACACGTTGGTCTACTTCTTTGACCTCTTGGTTACAGAATATGGACCAGTTCAAGGCTGATACAGATAAGATGCTTGACGATTTGACGCAAGCTGGCAAAGATTATGCGGATGGTACAAAGACTATCGCTGACCTAGCAAAGACTAATTTTGATGATATTTCCAATAGCATTAGCGGTACAACCGATAAGACAAAAGAACTTGCGGACAGCACAAAAGAATTTGTCAACATCCTTAAAGATGTATCTGGCGAGGTCAAAAAGACCGAATCTACGATGACTGATTACGCCAATCGTATTACAGATGCTAACAACAATATGCAGGCATTCAAGCAACTTGCTGATGAAACTGCAAACAAGCTGTCTAAGAAAGAACAAGAGAATGCTAATCTAAGCGAAGCTCTAAAGCAGGCTGAGCAAAAGAATTACAACTATGAGCACTATGGCAACGCTAACGGTCCTTCATCTGGCGGCGGTGGCGGTGGAGCTGGCGCCAATGAAGATACCGCTTGGGGTATTGCTAAGGCGATTTGGACTTATGGCTGGGCTTCTGGCTGGGGCAATGACCCTGTACGTTCTAGCAAGCTGACTGGCGCATATGGTACTGCTTTTGCTCGCCACGTTCAGGATATTATCAACCAATATTCTAGGTCTGGTAAACTTGTTGATTACGGTTCTATGAAATATAGTTCCAAGAATCTAATCGGCTATGATACAGGCGGCTATACAGGTTCTTGGTCTGATAAAACCGCAGATGCCAAAAATGGCAAACTAGCAGTTCTGCACCAGAAGGAACTTGTCCTTAACGCTACAGATACGCAGAATATTCTTGCGGCAGTTGAATCCGTAAGGTCTTTTGCAGATAGCCTTAAATCTACAAGTCTTGCGCAATCACTTTCTACTGCTCTTGGAGCGGTAAGTGGCGCGAAAGCAAATAACGCATCCGAGACAATTGACCAAAACGTACATATCACGGCTGAATTCCCAGCTGCGAACAGTGCGGCAGAAATTGAATCTGCGCTTATGTCACTGAATGACAGAGCGGTTCAGTACGCTTATAAGTTCAGATAAACATGGGCAAAATTTTATAATCGAATATTTGTGGTTTTGATATGTCTTAGAGCATAATTTTATAAACGGGAGAACTTTATGTTCTCCCGTTTTTTATTTGGATTGAAAAGGAGTTGACAATGGCGAATCTACAGGACGTTGTTCTTGAAGCTGTGGATACAATTGTATCCAACAGAATAAAACAAATAGCTACGGATAAAACAGTTACCGCCACTGTCGCTGGCTGTACTAATTCACTTACAGGAGAATACCTTGTTTCATATAATGGTGGCAAATTAAAAGCATATGCCCAAGAAGGAAATACATATACTCAAGGTCAATCAGTATATGTGCTTGTTCCAGAAGGTGATTTCACCAAGAAAAAGAATATCGTAGGTGTTGCGCAGGCAGCAGAAGATGATAACAATATCAGTTTTGTCTCTTCGGCTATTAGTAACTATAATCTTATTGGCCGCAATTGCCTTAGTGATAAAAATAAAGTCACGCCTGCGGGACTTCGTTCTTATAAAAAAGAAGATTATAAAGTTCTATATAAGAAAGATGAAGATGTAAGCGGCTCTAAACCTAAGTTTCTATCTATTGACACCCAAGAGCTAGAGAATAATATTAAACAGGCCGAAGCGGTGCTAATTGAAGCGTCTTTCCGCACATCTCTGCCGCGAGAGCACAAACTTACAAAGACTGGCGAATATGGTATCACTTTTATTTTAGCTTTTAAAGATGGCGATGCCACAGACGATAAAGGACAGGCATTAGTTAAAAAACTATCGTATACTATTGACAGTAACAGCATGACTGGCTCGCCGCTTCAATATCAAAGTTATTTTGACCAATATCAGATTTTTCCAGTAGACGTTGAGAATTTCTTATATATCGACCAGATTATTTTCTATTGTAAAGATTTCGTAGAAACTACTGACCCAATTCAATCACAGGATAGACCGATTGGCTGGGGCGATGATATTTTTATTAAAGATGTTGAATTTTATGGCCTTAGAAAAATCAGTGCGGCAAATGGTGATTACCAAATGCACTTGTCTATGCCGAAAGGTTCAACTCTTAGAGACTTAACTGAAAACTCTTCTTTAAGCGTTGTCAGCACTCTTCGTCACAAGAATGAAGACCTTTCAGGCGATGCAATGTTTTACTGGTTCAAAGAAGATGGACGAGTGACCGCAAGTTCTAAAGATTATAAGATGTACGGTGGAGCTGGTTGGTCTTATCTTGAAGCCAAAGGTAATAAATATAGCTTTGTTACTACTGGTGCAGAGAATCGTGCCTATGAAAATAAATATATGTGCGTTTGCGTTTATAAAGAACAAATGGTTTTAAAGGACTATTTCACGCTATATAATGAAGCAGCAAAACGTGACATTGAAATTATTTCTTCTCTTGGAGTCAGTTTTAGTTTTGACCGTGGCGAACCTACTTTAACTTGTCTTTTGGATGGTAAATCTTCTGACTTTGAAGCTGGTAAAGCAAATGGGCATCCAGATAATTTCTTTAGATTTGTTTGGTCTAAAGTTGACGATTATGGTCAGACGTTATCTTTCATTGAAACGGTAGAAGAGCTTAAAACTCGTTATGAAGATGGTATAAAACAGGGTATTGGATATAATAATCTGTCAGCTTTGAAAAATCAAATGAATGCGTTCGAAGGTGTCTCATGGGATAAAAATACACTCACTTATCCAGTGAAAGGTATTGATTCTAAGGCTACTTTCAAATGCGCTGTCTATTTGCGCGATAGGGAACCTTCAAAAGATGAATCTGTAGAAGATATTGAATATAATATCGGTGTTGCAACACTTACTCTAAAGAACGCAACTGCCGCAGACCCTACCGATTATTATATCGCTATTGAAAATGGTGATCAAGTATTCCAGTATAGCGAATCTGGTGTATCTCCTGACGATGATAGATATGAAGACCCATTAGAGGTTAAACCACTTACTTGCCATTTCTTCGACCCTGCTGGCCTTGAAGTCAATAAAGATACATATGATATTAAATGGCGAGTACCATTAACAGACTCAATGATTACAATTCCAAAAGAAGGAATGGTACTCAATCAGTCTAATCAGAAAATCGAGTATTGTACATCGCAGATTTATCCTATGGCAATTGCCGCAAACTTCGATTATTCCGCAGTGTCAAATCAGATTGAAGCTATTGTAACATATCAAGGCGTTACATATAGTCAAATGACTGATTTTCTGTTCACAAAGGTTGGAGAAAATGGTACGAATGGTACAGATATTGTTGCTAAGATTTCTCCTACTTCCAAGAGTCTAAAGAATAAAATGCTTGCGCTTATTATCGACAAGAATAATAAAGTTGTGTGGAATACAGGACAGGCAATCTCGCAACAGGCTTTGCAGTTCCAGCTCTATCAACGTAATGAAAAAATAAATGATGACTCTACTGTTTCTTGGTCTATGGGTTACGGTCAAAGTAAATATATGAGCTGTAACAATGGTGTTGTCTCTTGGAATACAACTGACGCGACCAAACGTAAGTTTATGAACCAAATTGTAAAGGCTCAAACAACTTATACCGTTGGAGATTCTTCATATAAGTATTATGCTTTTTATGGTATTCCAGTGATTAAAAAATATGCCGATAATGATATTCAAATTGATAAAACTTCTTTATTAAAATCTATTACTTATAACGCGGATGGACGTAATCCATTGTATAATAAGAACCAAGGCGTTACACTTATTGGTTCTGGTATTGAAGACTTATTTCTTGAATGGATAGCCGAAGGTGGTGAGCCTTCAAAGACAGGTCAAACATATAACGAAAATCCATTAAGTGCTTGTTTTAAGATTATTACAGAAAAGAATACATCAGATGGTGTACAAAAGACAGCTCGCACAAAAGGATTAAGTCAAATATATATTCTTCCAAATGATGTATATGATGGTGAGTATGGAAATAATTTAGTCCATTGTAAAGTTTATACGTCAGCAGATGCGGCCAATCCTGTTGTAGAACTATATATTCCTATATACATGTCACTGAATACCTATGGTCTTAAATCTCTCAATGATTGGGATGGAACACATCTAGAAATCAATGAAGATGAAAATTACATCCTTGCGCCGCAAATTGGCGCTGGTGAAAAGAATAAAAACAATCAATTCACTGGCGTTGTTATGGGAACCTCTAAGACTTATGATTCTGATAAGTCTCAAATTGGTCTAATGGGTTTCTCAGAAGGTAAGCAATCTATCTTCTTAGACGCAAAAGATGGTTCTGCTACTTTTGGTTTGCCAGAACAGCAGGCATCGCAGAATAATCATTTTGAGGAAGGCCGTATTAAACTAGTTCCAGGTGGCGAAAGTTATATTGGGGCATGGAGAATCGGTTCTCGTGCATTATATAACATTGCAAATGCGGAAGTTGATGAAGATGGTAATTTCACAGAAGCAAAAGTAGATAGGCCATATACAGATTATCCTGTGAAGGATTCGCAATTTTCAATTCCATCAGACAAACAGGGTCTTATCTTGGGGGCTAATCCTGCATATATTTCAGTTAAAGGCAAACCGCTTACTAAGCAAAATTCAAATATTGATTTTGATGGAGCAAATGCCGCACTTGCCGAAGGAGATAGCCTTGAAGTAGAAATTGACCCGCGCAAAGATTCAACTTTTTCAATTTATAGACACTATAAGAAAGATGATAAGTGGCATCGTTATCCGCTTGTCGGAATCAATCAGTATGGACAGTTTTACACGAACGCAATTCAAGACCAAGAGTCTTCAATGGGTATCGGTAAAATTGGAGCCTTTGGTAAGCGTGCGCTCGATGCTAAGTATATCGGTGCACAGTTTGGCTGGTCTGATACAAATCTATTTAAATTCTTTGTTGACGGTACAGTTGGAAATTCTGAAAAGGCTACGACAGACCTTTATCTTTCTACTGGCACAAATATTCATAATGAATATCCAAGAGGTTTTAATGTTTATGGTAAGCATGTTAGTCTTTATGCGCCAGATTTAGGCAAGGAATCATCTGATAGCTCGACACATAGACTTCACATAGATTCAGAACAGGCTATTATTGGTCACGAAAATTCTTATTTAAGATTATCTGCTTTATCTGCGGCAAATGATACAACAGATGGAAAAACTAAAACATCTGTTCTATATCTTAATAATAATTTTGAGTTTATGAATCCAAAAGACAGAAAAACTACTATGTCTACTGGTGATTTTACTCTTTCTGCTATTGGAACGCCAAAAGATGATAAGACAGATAAAGATGGTAACTATACTTATACCATTGGCGGTAATTTAAGATTTAATGCAACTAATTCAATTACAAACATTGCGGACAAAGATTTTCAGATTAAAGCAGGGGAAGGCTATTTGATGTATTCAAAGGCTTTCTCTTCTGTCGCAAACAATAAAGATGGTACTTTTACTATTGGTGCAAATAATGCCAAAGCTGTCTTAACATTGAATGATAATAAGGGACAAAATACTACACTTGTTGGTGAAGGTCTTAAATTCAATGCGGCAAATAATGGAATTAATATCGTAAGTGATACTTCGCCTAATGGTATTAAGTTAACTGCTACTGCAATTAAGGACAATGAAGCACAGGGCGGTGTAAGTATTAGTCTTGTACCTCAGTCTGGTGGTAATGGTGCTTTTTATATTAGGTCTGGCACTGGTACCATTCAATCTAATTATGACGAAGTGCCGCATGTCGGTAAACGAACATATGTTAGTATCGGTCATGGTGTTGTTTCAAACTGGGGTGTATTTACAGGTACGCCAGATTCACAATCAACTACATCAATTACTGCCGAACGAGATATACGTAGCATTAGCGGTTGGAATTATAGTAATGAATATTGCTATAATAAGGCTTATTCACATAATTGCATGGGTGCGGATAGAAGTTCAACAAAGGTTTCAGACCATTTAGGTTGCATTTATGATTTGCTGAATAATCTACAGACTCAGCTTACGAATGAAGTAAATGCTCGTAAGTCTGATGTAAATGATGCTAGAGCAAAAGCAAATGCGGCACAGGCTGCGGCTAATGCTGCGCAGTCTACAGCTAATAGTAAAGTTGGTAAAGACCATACTCATACTTTTGTTTATGGTACTATTAAAGTTGTTGGCCATAAGGGTGGAGATGCAGATACAACAGTTGTCGATATTATTAACACCTCTAATGCTGGTAGTCACAGGGTTGTGACATCTACGGCTCAATAGATTAAAAAGGAGATAAAAGGATATGAATGAACTAGAAGTACGTATGAGGGTTCATGCTCTCGCAAAAGATATGATTTACGATTTTATGGCAAAGAATGGAATTGGCGCTACTGTTATGGTAGATGCTCTTAATTCTGTTCTTGTCGGTCTTTATCCATTAGCTCAGGGTGAAATGTTGCGAGCTATTGATATGGAAACTGCGGCCAATGCTCAACAGCAGGCGCAAGAAGTCAATCAAGCGGAGCAAGAAGCCACTCCCAAGGAGAAGGAAGTTAAATAATGGCAGTAAAATCCTTTGTTAAAAAGGTTGGTCAAAAGGCCAAAGATGGTTCACTTACTTTGCCTTACTCTGAATTTGGAGTTGGCTTTGAAAATGTAGTGGACACACGTAGGGATAAAGGCAACTATTCTCTTGCCCAATTCTTTGATAATTACATGGACTTCATGAAAAATACAACATTTGTATATACTGGCAAAACACAGCCCACTAATACTCATGTTGGCATTTGGATTGACACAAGTTCTTCTAACCAATAGAAAGGAAGAGTGAAATATGGCAACAGTCGTTAGTACACTGTATCCACCTGTGGTTTCGACATTTCAAAATGCTTTCGTGAACACAGAAGATGCTGTTGTATATTTTACTCTTTCTTCTTTTAATTCTGCATCTGAGATTAAACATGTACATGTCAGTTGCGTAAATCAACTCAACAATGAGAATGCCTTGAATAAACTTTCTGGCATCCTCATTGAAGATTTACAATTCGATAAAGTAAGCGGTATGTATTATGTAACAATACCTACCGCTTATATCGAGGGCAATGCTTTCAATACAAATCAATTCTATAAGGTTCAGATTCGATTTGATAGCTATAATGGAACTGATGAAGTACCTATCAACGATGAAGCAAAGAAGAATAGTTATCTTTTATCACATACGCAATATTTCTCAGAATGGTCTTCTGTTTGTTTAATTAGACCTATTCACCAACCTAAAATTTATTTATCTGTATTTGAAAACTACACGGGTAATTCATATATGACTTTCAATAAAGGCTTAACGCAAATTGCGGGAGGTCTTCTTTTTGTCACTAAAAACGAAAGTGGCGAAGAAGTAGTTTTAAATACTGAAACTGAAACTCTTGAAGCATATCAGTTTGATATTTTGAATGATTCAGACAACGTATTGTTTTCTACGCCTACTATTTATACTGGTGAAAATCTTAATCCAAATAATATTGTATATAATATTGATTTTTCATCTTTGAAGAATAGTGCGGATGGTTCTACATCAGACCCTACCAGTACATATTACGTATGTCGTATCACTTGCCGTACAAAGAATCAGTATCAGCTTAGCAAAGAATATAAGTTTCAGATAGGTGAATATAGTGGTGCTGATGAATGGCAACCTACAATTGTTGCAGAGGTTGACGATGAAACTGCATCAATTAAAGTTTCAGTTAAAAATGAATATTCATTTAGTGATAGCATATCTGTATACGTAAGGCGTGCATCTAATAAAGACAATTTCAAAGAATGGGAAACAATCTATAGTGCAAAGTTACAAAAAGTCGATTTTTCAATTGTAGATAATACCGTAGAAAGCCTGACATGGTATCGCTATCGTGTAGAAGCTCTTAGCTCTACTGGAATGTCGATTGCTAAGCCTAAAATGTCAAAAGTTGTCTTACCACAATTCTATGACGCTTACTTTTCTCGTGGAAAAGAACAATATGCGGTAAGATATAATTATCAGGTTAGTAGCTTTAAGCCAGTAGTCAATAGAGCTAAAATTGATACTCTTGGTGGCAAATATCCTAAGTTTGCAGAAAACGCAGTGTTAAATTATAAGCAATTCAGTATTTCTGGTTTAATTAGTGCAGAGTCTGATATTTATTCTGAGTTTGCAAATAAGACAGAACTTATTCATCATAATAATGATACTCTTAAAGATTTATATTCAGAATATAAAGATGAAACTGGCGTTAAAGATTTAGTTCGTAACGATTTTAAGAATTGGGAAAAGATTGGCGGCAATCAGTATCCTAACGCACCTGTTTCCAGTATTACTTCACAAGAGTATTTAACGACTACAACGAATGACTGGCTTTATGAACGTGCATTCCGTGAAAAGCTAATTGCATGGTTGAATGACGGTGAGCCTAAACTGTATCGCTCAATGGCAGAAGGTTCTATGGTCGTTATGCTTACAGATATTACGTTGACGCCTAATGAAACTGTTGGCCGAAGACTATGGAATTTTTCTGCTACAATTTACGAGGTGGAAGATGCTTCTTCTCTAGACACTCTTGATACTCTTGGTATTTATAATCGTAAGATGATTGGTTCTATTAGTGGTAATGGTAAACAAGATTCCGAGGACGAGCCTAAAGATTACATTGAAGTTATTAAACCTGGTCAAACATATAAGTTTACTGTTACGAATAATAATGATATTAGAAATGATATTAATGATATATTAAGTAAAAAATATAGTGGAGTTCTTGCGAAACGCAAAGCAGAAGAAATCGTACTTAAAGATATTAAAATTTATTATCATTCTAAACCTCGTTACTATACCTTCCAAAGTGGTTCAGATGGACTTACAGAAGTGACAGATAAAACAAATGGTGTGTCTCAGATGATTGCTGAAAAGCGAGTCCAGCAAGGATACTATTTTGGTGTTATGACTCGTGGTAGTAATGGTAATCATAATATTTTCGTTAACGAGCGTGGATATTATCAGATTCCGAACAAGTTAGATGTTATTGGTCTTTATTTTCAAATTGGTGATGTTATCACTGTTGAATACACGCTTTGCTATAAAGAGCGCTCTAGCTCAAAAGAAGCTGTTTCAAGCGCGTCTGTTGACCGAGTAGTAGTCGGTCAAGAGAGAGGTATCTTTAAGCCTAATATTTATCTTGGCAGAAAGATTAGGAATAAATATAATTTTATTCAGATGAATGGTGATGTTATGATTTCAAGCAAGCGCATGAAATATTGGAAAGGTATTTGCTTAGATGTCACTCCATATGCGGTTGCTAGTATTAAATATCATAATGAAACAGAATATAAAAACTATCTCGTAGGTGGCACAGGTGTTTTACATATGCTGAGAGACGTTCCAGTAGATGATATGTGCTTCTTAGGAATCCGTATGAAGCAGGTGAATAAAACCAAGTACCTGCAAGAGAATGAATTTCGAGTTGATGCTTCGCTTAATGACGCGACAATTAACAATTTTAATTGGATTAGAGTTATTGATTCTGCTGAAACAAAAGACCCGGTATCTGTAATTCAAGACAATAATCCACCGCAGGATAGTTTTGTAAATGCATGGAACGATATTGGTGAACGACCAGTTCAGGTTGTAAAATATATGGATGTTAGCGAAGTTAAGAAGCCGATACTAAACACTGTGTATAATATCAATGGCGACTTAAAGATTTATTATAATTATCAATGGTATAATTTTGCTTTTGGTATGATTGATAATATAGAGAATAATAATTCTACAGAAACTATTGGTATTGCTTTTATGCCAGTAGAAGGTATGATTAATTATTATGGCACTGTAATGACTACAAATTATCAATAGGAGGGAAAATGAGAAGGACGTATCCTTATTTAAATGACAGCTTCTATGAAGATGCCAATAGTGCATTAAAGCGTAGAAACTTTCTCAAGACTATTGATAATTTTGTCAATCAAAAACAATATGTTCGGCTAACCCTTCTCAATTGGAATGAAGAACCGTTGAAGGAGATTCAAGGTGTTATTGCGTCTGGTAGTCTTTCTAAAGACGGTTCTTCGTCTATTAGACGTACTTGCTCATTGACTGCATCTATTAGTAGTGGCGATTATGACATTGAAAATATGTCATATGATTTTGCAATTAACAAGAAAATCTTTATTGAGATTGGTGTTGAAAACCATAGCAATCAATTTTTAGATTATCCTATCTTATGGTTCCCTCAAGGCGTTTTCTTTATTGCGAGTGCAAGTGCATCATCTTCTGTTTCATCTGCCGTGTCATTGCAATTGACATTGAAAGACAAAATGTGTGGACTATCAGGTGATGTTTCTGGCGCGTTGCCTGCGGCTGTTATATTCGATGAAATGGATACACAGGACGTAAGCGGCGCATATGTTACTAAAAAGGTATTGGTTTATGATATTATCCAAGAGCTAGTAAATCATTACGGCGGTGAAGATTTAAATAATATCGTTATTGAAGATGTACCTCGCCGCATTAAAAGGGTTATGAAATGGACTGGCTCTAATCCGCTTTATCTTGTACCTAAGCAAAGTGGAAGCGCAGGCAGGATATGGTATGCGGCGTATGTCGATAAGCCAGAAAAATTAGAAGATGGTACGATTGAAATTTTAAGCGGTCAAGATTGCGGCTATATTTATGATGATTTTGTATATGATTCTGAGCTATCTGCGAATCTTGGCGAAAGTGTAACGTCTGTATTAGATAAGATTAAAAGTTATCTTGGTAATTTTGAATATTTTTATGATGAATTTGGTGTGTTTCATTTTAGGGAAATTAAAAATTATCTTAATACTACACAAGCGACAACTTTAGTCAATGACATGAAGAAGCATGATTATCTTGTAGAAACAACTACAGGTAAAAGTGTATATGCTTTTAATGACAAAGATAATATTATTAGTATTAGTAAAACGCCGCAGTTCAATAATATCAAAAATGACTTTATTATTCAAGGTAAGCGCCAAGGTACAAATAGCCAGCAACAGGTAGACGTTCGTTATCATCTTTGTATTGACCGCAAGCCGACACCCGTTACAATAGATGAACAAGGTAATAGTTACTATAATACTTATTACAACGTTTTATTATATACAGAAGAGTCTACTCAAGAACTAAAAGCCGCGTTTCCGATTGTATATACAAGCGTAAAAGATTTTCCTACTATTGGTGATTTCAATACTATTTATTTTGATGCTACTAATAAAACTGCTTATTATTGGAAAGATGATACTTATAAAGCATTAAAGTGTACAGCATATTATCCTCCAATAGATGCTTCAACTTCTGCCGTTGTTGTAGATGATAAAGGAGACATCAGTTCTGCGGCAATACCGATTATTATTGATGGTTATACTGTAAAAGATTGGCGTACAGAGCTTTATCTTGAAGGCCTATTGGCTAAGAAAAATGGAATTGATTCTGGCAATTATTATGCTAAAATTGATGGTATTTCTGGTTGGCAGGGAGATGTTCTACAATATGCACATAATTGTAAGATAGATACAGATTATTATTTTGAAGAATTAGATGCGTTTTGGCCGCAAATTTATGACCTTGCAGGTCAGAAGTTCATAGGTGAGAAAGAAAATGCTGAATTGCTTACTTCTGCGTTGACTGATGGTAATTATTTTCTAGACTTTATTGATTCTTCAACATCTGACTTAGGAAGATTCTCTGTATCTGCCATTGGTCGCAGAACAGATGCCGTATCATCTGATGCCGTAAACTGTTTGTTTGCTCCTGAGATTCCTAATATTGTATTCATCAATGCCGATGAAGATGATAAGGGAAGGACAAAGCAACAAGAATGTGAAGACAATGGTATGCCATATACTCAGGTACGTGGAGAAATTTTTTATAATCTGGCTACTGGTGGCTATAAGAATAGTGCTTTTGACCAAGTGAAGTATGAATTATATCTTCATACAACTTATCAAAATTCAGTATCAATTACTGCGTTGCCAGTATTTTATCTAGAGCCTAATTCTAGAGTTGAATTAAATGATACTTCTACAAATACATATGGCGATTATAATTTAAATACACTTTCTATTCCTCTTGGGCCGGGCAATGCAATGACTGTTTCGTGTAATCAGTCAATAGAAAGATTCTAAAAATAGGGCAAAACCGTATAATTGGTTTGCCCTATTTTTTATTTTATATTAGGTATATTTTGGAAATAAAAGGAGGGAAATTGGCAACCACAAATATCGGTCAATATAGGTATGCTGGAGAAGGTCTTACTGAACTATCTTTTAAAAAATCTTATGTTGACTCTAATGCTGATATTACTGGATTAGATGAACAAAATACAGGTTTCAAAGACGTTGCTATCATTCCCGACAAGCAATTTGTTAAAGGTCAAGATTATTATTTAAAAGTTCAAATTCCGCAAGACATGAATTATGCTATGGAATTTACTATTAAATTAACAAAAAATTCAGATACAGACCAAGGCTCGTATCAGTATATTAAGACCGTTAACGTTAACGCAGGTGGAGACGGGAGTAACGTTTATAACGTTGCATTATATGAGAAAAGTAATGGTAGCATTAATGCTATGATACCGCTTAAATATGAATATGGTAAAACTACTATTAAAGATGCTTTATATTATCGAGAACAGAATAAAAAATATTATCTGGGCACAGGTGGCAATACGTATACACAGACAGATAAACGCAATATTGTAGCTATGGCAGCATCTTGGAAAACAAATGTTGGTGAACGTTATGGTCTGTTTGAAATGATTTTCAGGCCAATAGAAGATGGATTCATTTCTGTTGTGCTATCAATGACAAGACAAGCAGAAGACTACAATATTCAACATACAACAGCAAATGGTACGACTTATGGTCGCATTGTAGATTTAGATAAAATTAAATGTGAGCTATGTCAATTAAGTAATCTAGTGGAAAGTATGAACAATAATGCTACGCTTGATAGAATTGGTATTTGGGGCCATTCTGGTTTGATGATGGCTATTAATGGTGAAGAGATTAGGATTGGTCCGAGCGGATTCTATGAACTATCAGAAGTGCCTGTTTCTTCTATTGGCGTTGTGGCTCGTGATTATACTGATTCATTTACTATTGACTATGAATTCTCTAATAAAGATACAGAAGAGGTAGGTGAATAAACACACATGGCAAAAAATCGAGTTGCATATTATTCTGGACAAGTTTTGTGTGAAACCACCGGAACCACTTTTGTAAAAGAAACACAATCAAAAAGTGGACAAAGAAGAGCAATTGTAAAATGTGGTAAATGTGGATTGGAATATGAAGCGGCTATTAGTAATATAAAAAAGGGACAATTATGCTATCAATGTGGACATAATAAGCAAGTAAGCCATCAACGATACTCTTACTACAAAGGGCAAACTTTAAATAGTTTTGGAGTTCAATTTATAGAAGACGCTGATGTACATGCACGTCCAAGAACTGCTTATTTTTTATGTAAATGTGGTGCTACTTTCTGTTCAGCGATAAGATATGTAAAAGAGGGTGCTACATGTCCTGAGTGTAGCCGTAAAAGACAATCACAAGCTAAAATAAAATATAAAGATGGAGATATATTGAATGATTGTGGTACGCAATTAATCCAGCGTCTAGATAGTAGCAATGGAATTGTAAAATGTGGAATGTGCGGCAAAAAATACACAGGAAATATTTCTAGTATCGCTTGTTTAAATTCTTGCTGCCCAGACTGTGGTTCCACGCGTGTTGCTGCCAGTAAGATAATTTATAATGTTGGAGATACTATTTTAGCCAATCATGGTTTACTATATTATTTTGAATCTGAATTAGAAACAGTGACTTTAAGTGGAAAAAAGCATCGTCGAGGTGTTTTTTATATAGTAGATAAAGACGGCAATAAAATTAGTCCAAAACTAGAGGGCAGATTAGATGGCATTGTACAAGGAAATATAACTGGTAAAAATATCTCAAAAGATGTAATTCTTGCAAAAGAGTGGTTAAAGGAGCATCAATTAGCCTTTGACACAGAAGTTACTTTTCCTGATTTAATTGCCCCTGATACAAAAAGGAATCTAAAATTGGATATAGTTATTTCTGGCTTATCTCCAAATGTTGTTCTTGAAATTGATGGTGAACAACATTATAATCCTGTTAAATATTGGGGTGGCGAAGAAGGGCTAAAGCGCACGCAATTTTTAGATTCTATAAAAGATGAATATTTTAAAAACCATTCTGAATATGTTTTCTATCGTATTAGGTCGAAAGAAGTCAAAGATATAGAAACATATTTAGACACTATACTTTTAGATAGGATGTGATTTTTATCGACTCGCTCTACGGTGGGCATACCTCTGTCCAAATGACAATTAAAGCGGCTTTCCCGTCTATTAAAGATATGGTGGCTAGTTTTCAATTAGGGGCAAATTTTAGAGAAGTCTGGTATGAAGACCTTTGTATAATTGACACGCAAAATAAAAACCATCCCGATAACGGTAAAGTCTTTATGCGCGGCTTGGACTATCAAAACGTTATGGGCGGCGCAATCTATAAATTTCAAATCGTTGGCCCGTCTAGCGGCACGCCTTTCTTTCAAGTAGATACTATTGACAACGTAACGCATATGTCAACAAAGGCACTTGAAGAAAATACTTATCGTAGGTATCCAGTTGGTCAAAATGCCGATGGTACTGTTATCACTAACTGGAAACAAGATGATAATGGCAACTGGCACGATGGTGGCGGTACGCTTAAAAAAGATTTCAAGTTCAATATCAAAAATCGCACGTTAGTTCCGGGCAAAAGTGGCAATTCATTTAATGATGATATTGAATATACATGGGTCAATATCCGCAAGGATGATGAAGATGCGGACTCTTGGTTCTATGTGGGAATGAAGTTTCCTTATACTGTAATTGATTATAAAGCTCATGCAGTTTCCCAGTATGATACAGCTGGTAATATTAAGCAAGAAAATGCTATGGCTTCTATTACACGTATTGACGATAAGACCCACCCATTCTGGGAATACTGGGATATGGGTATTCCAAAAGGCTTAAAGGGTGATACGCTTCGTAATCTTAAAGTTATTGAAATGACGGAAGCATTACGTAATAAAGTATATTCAACTGAGCATATTACAGTCAATCCTACTACTGGTCTTGCTACTGTTGGTCAATCTGGTTATCCTAATATGGAAGATGATATTGCCAAACATCGTCAGATTGTAGTATATGAATTATATATCTATGATAAGCGAATCAATCCGGACCCAATTTTAATTTATCTCGGTGATTTTAATATTATTAAGAATATTACGCTTGACGATAAAGGCACTTTAACTGTATCTTATACACACAATAATGATACTGTCTTTTATAAGAAAATTAAATGGGTGACAGGCGTTGCCCTTTCTACTGGTAACGGTGCCGCAGGCGGACATTTCAAGATGGACTTTAACAATGACTCTCCTGCATATGAAACAAACCTTACATGGGTAAAGGGTCTTGAAATTCAAAATAATGGTGATGTTATTGGAACATTTGCTGGTACAGATGGTGGTAAATTATCGAATGATGGTAGGAACAAAGTTGGCCACATTCGTTGGATTAGTTCAGTTACATTAGATGAAAACACTGGCCATTTTGTATGCTCTTTCAATGATGGTACCGCGTCTGTTGATAAACGCTTAACTTGGGTCAAAGATATTACAATTAATCAAGCAAATGGTCAGATTACAATCAATACGACTACTGGCGATAAAATTAGCCCAGCTAAATTGAAACTTTTGACAGCTGCGCGCGTTAACGATATTGGTGAAACAACTCTTATCTTTAATACTGGTGAAACAATTAATTTGAAGACTGAAAATGGCGGTGAGAATTATAAAATCACTACCGTTAAATCTATTTATATGGGTACTGGAATTAGTGATGATAAGAGCATTTATGTTAAATACAATAGTAATCCAAACCCTGTAAAAGTCAGTGACCCTATTAACTCAATTGAACGTCTTGTGGTTCGTCCATCCGATTGGCATCTATTTGTTCTTTACAGTGACCCATCACACCGTGTTAAAAATGCGACTGATGGTTGGATTTCAAATAACGATGCGATGAAGTACGACGCATCTATTCCTAATTATGGCTCAAATGTCTACTGGAAAGACCTCGGCACTATTAAAGACCAAGCTGGTATTTTAATTGGCTTTAACGTCACAAAGACTCAGCTAAATGCAGCAGGCTTTACAGATGCTAATATTATTGAATATCTAAATCGTGAATTTCCCTTTGGCCTTACTGGTGCGCAAAACCAGCCTGGTGGTCAATCTAATTTAGGCAAAATTATTACGTATCAGCCATATAATGAAGCCAAGAGCGATAAAGAATTTTATGCATTTGACTATAATTTAAGTACATGGTATTATCTTGGCAAGATTGCGGACACAGGTATGCGCGATGTTAAGTTAATGGATGAAAGTGCGGCCACTTATGAAAGCCTGAAAACTTTAACTTCTGATGGCCTTGCTTTTTTACAGAATTCTGTTACTGTTTCAGATAATTCGATTCCTTCCTATTGGTCTAGTACCTATAAGTTTGGAGCATAGACATGAAACTTGAACAGATTAAAGGCCCATTTTCAATTAAATCTAGTCATACGTTTAAGGCTGGCGCGGGTAATTCTTATGTACATATCGGTATTCAGATTCCAAAGCGTCAACCGATTGCTTATTCTGAATACCGTGCATTAAACGAAGGGAAAGAAGATATTATCCTTTTTCCGCAAATTCCTGATTATGACGTTACAATCACTACAAATGAGAGTGAATTTTCATATAAGGTAAATGAAACAGGTATACTTGAGCTTGATGGCAATTTCGGTTCAAAGCTAAAATTTACTTTTGAGAAGAGTATGCCGCCAGAAACAATTATAGATGTTATCTATAAAGACGAAGAAGAATAAGGAGGTAGTAAATGGCTAAAGGTAATCCAAATGATTCTACGATGAAAAATAATTTTGTTGCTAAGGTATATGACCATACACTTAAAACATATAGGCCGATTTACGTTGCGCCAGATGCTACCGACAATAAGCGTGGTGAAGTCTGGCTTTCAGACGCGACAAATGCAACAGATAATGCGGCCACAGGTGTTGTTGCTGCTACGCCAAAAGCAGTTAAAGCTGTTAATGACAATGCGAACAATAAGCTAGACAAGACAACTACTAACGCGCAATCAGTTAAGTCTCCTACTACATTCGCAGGCAGGGTTACTGGCAATGGCGGATTTACGGGAAATCTTACTGGTAACGTCACTGGTAACGCCGACACTGCTACAAAACTAAAGACCGCACGTTCAATCAGTGTTAAGGGCGGCAACAATGGTGGTACAGGTAGTGCTAATTTTGATGGTTCTGGTAATATTTCAATTACAATTCCATCAATTGATGCTGCGAGTGTCACTGGGGTGTTACCTCTAAGCACTATTCCGCAAGGTGCGTTGGAACGATTGGTTCATGTCGCTAATAAAACAGCACGCTTTCAGCTAACTAATCAGCGAGTGCAGACTGGCGATAGCGTCATTCAAGACGATACTGGTATTATGTATATTGTTGTTGATGATACCAAGCTAAATTCTGACGCGGGATACCAAGAGTATAAAGCTGGTACAGCACTTAATGCAAGTCATGCAACTAATGCCGACAATGCTACCAACGCGACTACTGCTGGTAAAGTCGGTCATAGTTTAAGTGTTGGAGTGACATATGGGACTGCATCAGCTTCGCGTAAACAGACATTTAGTTTTAATGGCTCTACTGATGTGTCATTTAATATAGATACAACTAAACCAGAAGTCATGACAGGTGCTGCCGCTAATGCAGCTGGTCACTCTGGCCTTGTTCCTGCTCCTGCGGCTGGAAGTCAAAACAAATTTCTCCGTGGAGACGGTACATGGCAAGTCGCTGGTGAGGTCACTGGTGTTAAAGGCAATGCGGAAGGTAGCTACCGCACAGGCAATGTAAATCTTACTTGTGCTAATATTGGTGCTGCAACTGCTAGCCACAATCACGATACGAGTTATTTAAAGCTATCTGGCGGCACACTGACAGGTTCGCTAACCGGTCAGAATATTGTTCCTAGCGCTACCAATTCTTATTCTCTTGGTTCCTCTAACGCCAAGTGGAATTACGTTTATGCTAATAAAATTGTCGGTACTCTTACTGGCAATGTAGAAGGTAATGCGACTAGCGCTACAAACGCTCAATCTGCAAACAAGTTTAATAATACTGTCGCATTGAGCGGAGATATTACAGCATCAGCTACAAGTTTCAATACGGCAAGTCCTATCACAATGGTTACTACTATTGGTAACGGTAAAGTGACTGCGGCTAAGATTGCCGATGGAGCCGTTTCATCAGGCAAAATTGCAAATAAAGCTGTTACAAATGGTAAACTTGCAGATGATGTTGGTACTGTTTATGTTGGCATGAGCAAGCCAACAGAAGAACATGTTAAACTATGGGTACAAATTTAAGGATGTAGATATGAATAACACGTTTCTGGGGGGGGCATCTGCCCCGCTAAATAGCTTAGCTGATAGACGTGGCTGATTTTATGGTGAGTGATGGGACGAATTTTTCTGAATTTATCCCTTCTAAAGCCGATGGTATAGTAGACTATAATAATCCGAACAATGTAATTAAATTAGGGTGGTCTGGTAACAGTTTTACTGCCGCAGATTTTACTTATGCTCTCGGATTAAGTAATGATAAAAAAATTAAAGACGTATCTAAATCAGAATATAAAAAATGGCTCGGTCTTGATGCTGTTAACAATACGGCAGACGCAAGCAAATCAGTAAAATATGCTAATGAAGCTGGCTTAATCAAAGACTCTAGCGATGGGCGTGATTTAAAAGTTTCTTATAGTGCTGCGGCCTTGCCCTATTCTGGTTTTACTTGGATAGCTGCATATGATGGTAATACATTAAAAACAATCAATAAAAATATGTTCGCGCGAGCGTCGCATACACATTCTGAATATGCAGCAAATGATGTTGTGACTATTTCATCTACTCAACCCACTTCTGATACCTGCAAGTTGTGGATTAAAATTTAATAGATAGACTTGGGCAAAATCCTGTTATGGGTTTTGCCCTTTTTTCATATAGATATAGAATATAATTCTAAGAAAGAAAAGGAGTTTTATGTGAATAAGTTTAATGAATTGACCTCTCTAGGGGGGGGGGCTACTGCGGTAGCTTAAAATCTATAAATCAATTTGATATTATGATTTTAGATGACCTCCCAAACAAGGAGGTTGAATAATGAGCAATTTTGTAAATCTTTTAGATATTATTTATCCTATAAATAGTATGTATATTACTACTAGCACTGTTTCACCTGCAACATCTATCGGTGGCACTTGGACGCAGATTACAAATGGCGCCTGTATTGCGGCATATAAGGATACTTCTGGTTATACTGGCAGCAAACATATTACAGTTGACCAAATGCCAGCACATAAACATTCTGCCACAAATAAACATGCTGGTAATGGCGTTAATAATGATTGGCCGTACCAATGGGGTGGCGGTGGACTTGACGACAGTGGTATATTCGTTACTAAATATACTAGTACCGAGGGAAGAGGACTTGATTATTATCCTTATTCATATGCTTGTAGAGTCTGGGTACGAACTGCTTAAAATCTAAAATCTAATATCCTAAATGAAAGGATATTATGAAAAACTTAATGACTAATCACGGTCGTTGGGGGGGGGGCTACAATAATGTAGCTTCTTCTTCAATGGCTGTTCTAGGCATGGTGATTTGCCATGTCTAATTTTGTAAATCTTTTAGATATTATTTATCCCGTAGGAAGTATATATTTGAGTGTGTCTGGTACGTCTCCTGTAAATAGTGTAGGTGGCACTTGGGTACAAATTCAAGGCGCTGCTCTTGCGGCAAGTGGTTCTGGTTATTCTACCGCTGGAAATTTTGGTGGTAACAAAGTTATTACAGTTAATCAAATGCCAAAGCATAATCACAGTATGCACTTTTCGACAGCTCCAACGACTCTTTCTTTGCCAAGTAATGCTGGTAACTGGTACTGTTATGATAAGAGATGGGCTTGGATACAAGAAGGAAATGCTAGTCCTGTTGTAGAAGCGGGGGGGGGCAAGACTACATTCCATACCATTATGCAATCAATGTATGGAAACGAACTGCGTAAACCTTGCTTCTTTGAAGGAGTTGGTCTATAATGGCTAACTTCGTCAATCTTATGGATGTAATTTATCCTGTTGGAAGTATTTATCTTTCTACTGTTGCCACTTCTCCAGCCGCTTCAATTGGCGGGACTTGGACTAAAATTGAAAATTGCACCCTTGCCGCAGGTGGAAATGTGTACGGCCAGCCTGGTTCTTACGCTAGTAATGATAAAATTTCTACGTTAGAGATTCCAGACCATCAGCATCAAGTTGCAGCATGGAATAGTGCCACTGCAAGCTATTCAAATTGTGACTTTTGGAGAACAAATGCAGGTAGTGGTACTGCTTGGAACCTTTTATCTTATGCCTCTACTATTGGTGGAGACACTGGTTGGAATCTATGGACTCTTGGTACTTGGAGAATTGACGCTAATGGCAATCTAGTTAAAGAGCAAAAAGCACATATCCCATACCACTATTCTTTATATGTGTGGAAAAGAACAGCCTAAGAAGATTTTATAATATTCTTTCTATTAAATTAGAAAGGATATAAATGAGTAATTTTGTACACCTCATGGATATTGTATATCCAATAGGCTCAATCTATCAAAGTATGAGTGTAACATCGCCCGCGTCTGTGATTGGTGGTACGTGGACAAAAATCAATACCTTCCTTTATGGTGCTGATACCGTAGGTCAGACTGGTGGTGAAAAAATGCACACACTAACCATTATGGAAATGCCAACTCACGCACACGCTCAATATGTTACAGCAAATAGTGGTGGTGGTACTTGGTCGCAAATAACCAATAAGGTTTTACGTGCTGCAAAGGATACTAGTACAGGTGGGTCTGATACTCAAACTCATGATTTCAATCATAATCATTATATGTCAATGAATTGGGCAGGAAGATTTGCTTTTGCTGCAATTAATGGTGTAACTGGTATCAATATTCATAATGGTAACTGCGTTTCTACATCATCGCCCATTTTAACATCGCTAAGTTCTATCCCGTCTACCAGTGCAAAAACTCCGGGTGCTAATGGTAACTTTAGTGACATTGGTAAACCACTTTCAACGGTTACGTGGAATAATTTACCCGCTTGTCAAAATTGTTATGTATGGCATAGAACCGCTTAATTTATTTCATTCGAGGGAAACTTTATGTTTCCCTCATTTTTTTATGGGCAAATTCCTAAAATCAAATATAAATTATTTTCATATTATATTAGATTATGTAGAGAAGAAGGGATATTGCCGAGAATGGATGCTTTGTCGCAACTGGTGTCGCAATACTCTTTCGGGGCTATCGTTATGCTAGTTGTAACTTTAGCTGTCGCTTTTAAATTTTTAAGTGAGCTATTGGAATATTTTTATAATAAATTAAAAAAATTCTTCAATTATCAGACACTTAAAGATACACAGCACTCTGAGATTGTAGAAAGTATTGCTTCGTTACAAGCAGAAATTAAGAGTCTTAGCCAAGAAATTAGCAATCAATCGAATGATATTAAAGCACTCCAAGAGCACGAAAAACTTACTCTTGAAAGATTACAGGAGAACTCCCGCAGTTATATCATTGACAAGCATCACTATTTTTGCTATGAAATCAAGGCTATTGATGACCTTAACCTAGAATCTCTAGAGCGCAGATATTTATATTATAAAGCGGCAGGCGGCAACTCATTCATTGATGGCTTAATGGAAGAGATACGCGAACTACCGAGAATCAATCTTTCCAATCCACAATTTATTGTAAGCCAAAAGAACAATGAAAGGGGTGAATAAATGGGTCAGGAATTAAAAGCAGTTACAGTCAATTTGAAGTCTCTTGACCAAGACATTCAAGACCCTATTGTGGCTGGCGGCGCAGATGCAAATGGTCGTACTTTTAGAATTATTTTCGACCAAGAAGCTGCTGCACAATGTGTCGCAGATACAAAAGTTTATTTGAGTTGGCGGCATGTTCAACTAGATATAAAAGGATATAATGTTTTTACAAAAACACATGAAGACCCTATCGTATGGGAAATTAAATGGCCGCAAGCCATGTTACATGAAGGAGACGTGCTTTGTTGTGTCGAATTAGTTGATTCAGTATCAATTGCTTCTAGCACGAATTTTCTTGTACATGTATTGTCCGACCCAAATGACGGCTCTGCGTTTGTCGTTTCTGATGATTTTAGCGCTTTTCAAAATGCTGTAATCCATCTTGCTACTCTTGGGGACAAGATGGAAAAACAAATGGATGAACAACGTAAAGAATTTCAAAAATGGACAAAGGAAACAAAAGAAATTAAACAAATTGCAACAAGTGCATATGATAAGGCCGTTTCAGTAGAAAATAAACTAGACCAGATAGCTATCAGCGCAGAAGTTAAGATTCGGGAATTTTAGTTATATGGTTTATTTTATATATAAAATTTTTATACTCAATAGAGAGGGGTTATAATAAATGGCTGACGCAGAAAATGCAAAAAAGATTAGTTTTTTTCACGGTTCTGAAACAAAACTAAATGACAGTATTACCGCTGGGACTATTGGTACAAATAGCGTCGTTATTTCTACAGAAGATAATATGATTTATGTAGATGATTCTAAAGTGCCGCATACGCTTGGCAATGCTAAGTCTAAAGAAGCTCACACTGTTCAACTAGGCGTTGGCGGAAGTGTTGGCGGTATCAAGACTGGCGATGTTATTGAAGCTGGTACTGATTTAGATGCATTAATTAAAAAGATTATTATGAAACGTGTACCTGCTGCATATATTGCACCTAAGATTTCTCTTGCGGTTTCAAAAGGTGCTCAACCGGGCAATTATGAAGTTGGTACTACGCTTACGGCAACAATGACAGCAAACTTTACGAAACAAGACGCTGGCGCTCTTACAGCAATTAAAATTTCTGATGGAACTGTTGATGTACTTGAGGGTACTACTAGCCCGCTGATTTTATCTGACCATTCAATTACTGTTGGAGAAGGTACCACTTCTTTTAAAGCTATCGCTTCTTATGCTGAGGGTGCAATCAAGCAGGATAATCTTGGGGACGATTCCCCAGCTGGTCATATTACTGCTGGCTCTATTACATCAAATGTACTTTCTTATATTGGAAAGCGGAACGCTTTTTATGGTACTGGCGTAGGCTCTGTTCCTGAATTAAATTCTGCAATTGTACGTGGTCTTACTGGTAAGTCTCTTAATCCTACTGCTGGTACTAAACTTACCATTAAAGTCGCTCAAGGGCAACAGTATATTGTTTTCGCCTATCCTGCGGCTCTTCGTGATGTAAGCCAAGTTAAATATGAAGAAACAAATGATATTGGTATGGCTTCTAGCTTTACCAAGCAAACCGTGTCTGTCGAAGGTGCCAACGGAGCAACAGCTGCAAACTATAAAGTCTATAGCTACGCTATGGCTGCTCCTGCCGCAGCTCCAATGACATTTACAGTAACCATTTAGAAAGGAGTTATAAATTATGGCTATTGATAGCACAAAACTATTGGTTGCTGTAAAAGCCTATTCTCGTGGTAATGCTCTTCCGCTTGATGCTTCGAGTGTCCATGAGACATTAGCAGCCGCACAGACCTATGCAGATTCAGCTATTGCTTATGGCGGTCAAGTCATTACCGCATTGGTTGATGGTAAGTATAAAGCATATATGCTTCAACCAAAAGCTGAGGGTACAGGTTTTAATCTTTCTCCTATTGGAATTGATGGTGAAATTGACCCGACCAAGGTAAAAGAGTATGTTAAGGTAGTAGAAGCTCTTCCAGAAACCGACCAAGAACAAGGCGTTATCTATATTAATACTACAGATAACAAAGGATATATTTATACCGGTTCTGGTTTCAAAGTAATTTTTGAACAAGTTGAGAATCTTAAAGCAACCATTGAAGCCATTCAAGCTAAATTAGATAGTTTGACTGGTGAAGGTGAAGGTTCTGTAAAGAAAGCTCTTGCAGATGCAAAGGCATATACAGATACTACTGTCGCTGGCAAGGCTGAGAAAGCAACTACTTTAGCTGGATACGGCATTGCTGATGCTTATACAAAAGAAGCAACTGATACTGCAATCGCTTCTGCTATTGCGAAAGCAGACCATTTAAAGCGTGCTATTGTCGCTACTCTCCCTGCTGTCGATGAAGCTGATGCTAATACTATCTATATGGTTCCAGTTGATGACCATTATGATGAATACATTCTCGTTGTAGCTAGTGAAGTCAAGAAATTTGAAAAAATCGGTGACAGCAAGGTAGACCTTTCTGATTACGCGACTAAAGATGAAGTTGCGACCGCCAAGCAAGCTGCAATTGATGCTGCCGCTGCGGATGCTAAAACTAAAGCCGATGCCGCTCAAGCTGCTGCCATTGCAGAAGCGCAGAAAAAAGCCGATGCGGCTCAAGCTGCTGCCATTGCTACTGCTGTTGAAAAAGATACTGCTACTCTGACAAGCGCAAAAGAATATGCTGATGGTCTTGCTGCTAATTATGAAAAAGCGGGTGCTGCCGCTAAGGCTCTTGAAGATGCAAAAGCATATACCGATACTCAAGATGCTACGACACTTGAACAAGCTAAAGCATATACTAATGGTCAAATTTCTCCCATTCAAGAGAATTTAAATACTAAAGTCGATGCTACTCAAGTAAAGACTATTCTTTCTGAAAAAGTCGGTGACATTGCCGAAGGTACTACTATTAAGCAGTATATTGATACAAGCGTAGGTTCCGGTGGAACTGCTAGTGCAGAAGCAATTGCAGCAGCAAAGAAAGAAGCCATTGAAACTTCTAAAACTTACACGGATAACGCTTTAACAATTGTAGAATTTTAGGAGTTAAAATGGCTGTAGTTCGTGTATATACAACTGTGGCCGCAAAATTAAATAAATTACCAGTTAGCGATGGAAATTTAGTTTTTGTTTCCGATACCCGTCACCTCTATTTAGATTATAACGGTCTACGAATTAAATATAATTGTATCCAAGAATTTCCTACAGACAAAGATAGAATTGATAAATTAGCACCAGTTGAAGGCTATTATTATGTAGAAGAAACTGGCGTGATGTGGCGTTATAAAGACGGTTGGAAACAGCTTACTCCTTCTAATTTACAAACCATAACTTTTGGTACTTCTGTTGAAGATTTTCCAAAAGAAGGAAAAGAAACTATGATATATATTGCCGATAAAGCAATTTATAAATGGAATGCGGCCCTTCATACATATATGTGTGTTGCTAATAATACAGAATGGACAACTATTTAAAGGAGACATGAATGAGTCAAGTTAAATTTGTAGCTGCTACTCTTGCCGGCTATCAAGGTCTTACAAATAAAGATGCTAATACTCTTTATTTTGTAGAAGAAGAACAGCGTATTTACAAAGGTGATACCCCATACTCTGGTGGCATTTATGAGAAAGTAAATGCACTTCCAGAACAAGGTAAAATTAATACTCTATATATTGTAGGTGACAAAGGAGATAATGTTGCCTACTGGGACGGGACTAAGTACATCACAGTTGTTAAGCCAACGACTGTTTCCGAAGACCTTTCTGCCCTTACCAAGCGTGTTGCTACAGCAGAAGGTAATATTTCTGCCGCAGATGAAAAATTAACAGTTATTCAAGGTGAAGGCGAAGGCTCTATCAAGAAAGCTGCTGCTGATGCTAAGCAGGCTGCTATTGACGCTGCTGCCACAGACGCTACTTCTAAAGCCGACAAAGCTCTAGAAGACGCTAAAGCTGATTCTGCTACCAAGAAAACAGAAGCCATCGAAGCTGCGACTGCTGAAACTACTAAGCAAGTTGGTGCTGCTAAAACCGAGCTACAGGCCAACATCGACAAGAAAGCTAACAAAGCTACTACTCTTGCTGGTTACGGTATCGCTGATGCCTATACAAAGGATGAAGCCAATACCGCTATCGCTACTGCCGTAGCTAATGCACATCACCTCAAGCGTGAAATCGTTAGCGTTCTTCCCGAGGTTTCCGAAGCCAACGAAGATACTATCTATATGGTTCCCGATGCTGGTAGCACCGATGCCGCAGGCTCCAACAAGTCTGTTTATACTGAATACATGCTTGTCAATGGTGCCTTTGAGCGTATTGGTACTTCTGACGTAGACCTTAGCAACTACTTCACCAAAGACCAAGTAACTGATGCTATCGCTACTGCTAAGGGTGAAGCTGCTACTGACGCTAAGACCAAGGCAGACGCCGCTAAGGATGCTGCCATTGCTGCTGCTGCTACCGATGCCACCACAAAGGCTGACGCTGCTCAAGCTGCTGCTATCACCGAAGCTGGTAAAAAAGCTGATAAGGCTCTTGAAGATGCCAAGGCTTATTCCGATGGTCTAGCCAAGAATTATGCTACTGCCGCCCAAGGCACTAAAGCTGATTCTGCTCTACAGGCTGCTGATGTTGTCGAGGGTACTGTCAACGGTGCTATTTCCGTTAAGGGCACTCCCGTTAAGGTTCACGGTCTAGGTACCGCCGCATACGCTGCTACAGACGATTTTGCTACCGCTGCTCAGGGCGCCAAGGCTGACTCTGCTGTTCAGGTCGCAGATATTGTTTCTGGCACTGCTAATGGTACAATCTCTGTTAAGGGTTCAGACGTTGCTGTTAAGGGTCTGGGCTCTGCTGCTTACCAAAACAGCGATGTCTTTGACGCTTCTGGTGCTGCTGCTGGTGCTCTTACTGAAGCTAAGGCCTACGCTGACACAAAGAAGACCGAAGCCGTTGACGCTGCCGCTAAGGATGCTACTACCAAAGCTGATAATGCTCTGACTGCTGCTAAAAAATATGCTGATGGTTTAATTGAGTGGGGTACGCTCTAATTTAAATTAGATTAAGGAGATTGTATGTCTGCTGATATTAGATTTTACACAGGCGTGCAATCAGAGTATGATGCGTTGGGGTCTACCAAAATAGATCCCAACGGCATCTATTTTCTTTCAGATACCACGAGTATCATGAAAAATAATATCAAATACAGCTGTGGCGATATTAAAATTGCCACTGGCTCTGCCGCAGGTATTATCAAGCCAAGCGGAGATTTTGATATTACCTCTGACGGCACACTTTCAATTTATAAAGCGATGTCCGTTAATAGTTTTTCTAACAATAGCGGCACACTTGAAATAGGTTCTCGTCTTCCATCTTCCAACTTCTCTTGGAATTTGAACAAGCAGCCTTCTAAACTGACAATTACAGCAGGTAGCCAATCATTTGAAATCAATAAGACACAATCTGGAACTGCGGCAATTACATTTGCGGCACCTCTTACCGCAACGACCGCATTTACTTTAACTGCTACGGACGCTCGCAAAGCCACATCTGCTAAGCAGACTACAATTTACTTTTTAAATGGTAAATACTATGGTGTGAGCAACATAACAGATACTTCTAAGATAGACGCGGCATTTGTCAAAGGGCTTACTAGAAATCTAGTATCTGGTCGCACGGGTTCATGGAGCGTCACAGCTAATGCTGGGCAATATATTTACTTTGCTATTCCTGCTTCTTTTGGAACTCCCGCATTTTATGTCGGAGGTTTCGAGGGTGGTTTTAACAAAGTAAAGACTTTTGATTTCACAAATGCAAGTGGCTATACCGCTTCTTATAATATTTATAGGTCAACTAATGCAGGATTAGGTGCAACTACGGTGGAGGTGAAATAATGCCTGTTCAACTTATTGATAAAATCAAACAAAAGAATAACGGCACTTTCAAACTCGTAGATGCTTCTGATATTAACTGGGATGTTAACATTCCGAGTGATAAAGTTCCAGCAGAATACGTTAAAAAAGATACTATGAACACGGCTATTGCAAATGCAGTAGCAGGTGCTCCGCACCTTAAACGTGTTGTTTTGGCAAAAGGGTCAACTCTTCCTTCTACTGGCGAAGAAAATACAATTTATATGTTGCCAGATTTAACCGAATCTAATAATGAATATACTGAATACTTTTGGGTTAATGGTAAGTTTGAAAAGCTCGGCGGGTCTAAGACCGATTTATCGAACTATCCAACCAAGAGCGAGATGAATTCAGCAATCAAGACCGCATCTGGTGCATCTTCGACAGACGCGCAAGCCAAGGCAGATAAAGCACTTAAAGATGCAAAGGCATATACAGACCAAGAAAAAGCGAAGTATCTTCCTCTCACTGGTGGCACTTTATCTGGTAAAATTAAATATGCGGCTGGTCAGGTTATTAGTGATAATAATGACATTGCCACTAAAGCATATGTCGATACCGTTGCAAGCGGCATTTTGCCGTCTGATGTTTTGACGGTTCCATCTATTACTACTGGCACTACAAATGGTACAATCAAAGTTAAAGATAAATCTGTTGCCGTGTATGGTTTAAAATCTGCCGCATATCATGATGCATCTGATTTTGCCACGCCAGGCGATTTAACTTGGTCTTCTATTGAATAATATATCAGAAAGGATGTGAGCAAGATAGCAAGAGTAAAATTTATCAGAGATAAAGAACCTAATATCAAAGCACTCATTGCCAAAAATAAAGTATTGGATGGCGCATTGTATGTTGCCACCGATACCGGCACTTTGTGGATGGGTATTTCTTCATCCTCTCTGATTCAGATTAAAGATAATATCAATACAAATACAACTTATAATTTAACCAAGAGCGGTAGTACAATCACTCTCAGAGGTAGCGATGGTAGCACATTTAATGTTACAGATTCAAATACTGTATACGGTAATGCTACTGCCAGTGCCGCAGGTCTTATGTCTGCCGCAGATAAGGCTAAACTTGACGGTGTTGCCGCAGGTTCAAATCATGTTGCCGTTGATGCAGAACTTTCTACTACTTCAACAAATCCTGTACAGAACAAGGTAATTAAATCTGCACTTGACGGCAAGTCTAATACAGGTCATAAGCACGTTAAAGCGGACATTACTGATTTTCCAACTTCAATGCCAGCATCAGATGTCTCTGCGTGGGCAAAAGCAGCTACCAAACCTTCGTACTCTAAAGCAGAAGTAGGCCTTGGTAATGTTGATAATACCGCTGACTCTGCCAAGAGCGTAAAGTATGCGGCTAGCGCAGGTAGTGCTAGCAGTGCAACCACTGCTGCAACTGCAAACGCACTAAAGGTAACAGAACTTACTACACAAAATCTTGATGATACTAAAACAGTCGGCCTTTATTTTGCTGGCGGTAGGAACAGTGTCAAAAATAAGCCAACGGGTGTAGACGCTTTTGGTCTTGAAGTCAAAAGAACAGCGGGAGGCTATTTAGTCCAAGTTTTAACTGAGGGTAATATAAATCCTATGAAGACTTGGATTCGCCAGTTTAACGCTAGTGCTTGGAGTGCATGGGCGCACTATTTTGATTCCAATCATGCTCCTACTTGGTCACAGGTATCTGGCAAACCTTCTTTTGCTACTGTTGCAACAAGCGGTTCATATAATGACCTTTCTAATAAGCCTACCATTCCTACGATTCCTGGTTCTCTAAAGAATCCTAATGCCCTTACCATTTCTTTAAATGGTACTTCTCAAGGTGCATATGACGGTAGCGCAGTTAAAAATATCAATATTACTGCTTCTAGTGTTGGTGCAGCCGCTTCTTCGCACACTCATACGAAAGCTCAGATTACAGACTTTCCAACTAGTATGCCCGCAAGCGATGTATATTCATGGGCTAAGCAGTCAAGCAAGCCTAGCTATACTATCAGTGAGGTTAGTGGTAATCTTCCTGCTTCGCGCATTAGTGGTACAATTGCTGCTGCAAATCTTCCTAGCTACGTTGATGATGTTCTAGAATACGCGTCTATATCTAAGTTTCCCACAACAGGCGAATCTGGCAAAATTTACACAGCTTTAGATACAAATAAAATCTATCGTTGGAGTGGTAGTGCATATGTCGTAATTTCTGAAACTATTGCCCTAGGTACAACTCATTCTAGTGCTGGCTATGGTGACGAATCTCGTGCTGCGTATAATCACTCGACTAAGACAAGTGGTAATCCGCACCATGTCACAAAAGCTGACGTAGGCCTTGGTAGCGTTGATAATACAGCAGATTCAGCTAAATCGGTTAAATATGCAACTAGCGCTGGTTCAGTTGCTTGGTCTAATGTATCAGGAAAACCATCTTCTATGCCCGCTTCTGATGTATATTCTTGGGCGAAGCAGCCACATAAACCTTCATATACAGCAAGCGAAGTTGGCGCAGCTCCCGCAAGTCACTCTCACTCCTATCTACCGCTTGCTGGTGGCACCATGACTGGTTGCATTATCCGTAGCGGTGGCGGTTCCTGGATTTCTGCGCGAAACAATGTCGTAGCTTATGGCAAAAGCGTAGCTTCTGGAAGTTATAACCCAGTTGTAGGCCAAAAGACTGTTAAAGGTTCTTGGACTATTGGTAACTTAGCTAGCGATGAACGTCTAGTATTTTCTTATGACACCGATACGAATTTTAATGCAGGTACAAATTCTAGTAATACAACTTATCTACCTGTTGGTGGCAATTCACAGGAAATTATCACTTCTGCTACCATTGGTTCACAATCTGTAAGCCATGCTAATACAGCTGGTTCTGTCGCGTGGAGCAACGTTACGGGCAGACCGACAATTCCTTCTGTCGGTAATGGCACTGTTACGATTACGCAGAATGGTACGAACAAGGGCAGTTTTACGCTTAATCAGTCTGGTAACGCGACCATTGCTCTTACGGATACAAACACTAACACTTGGCGACCAGAAGAAGTTATCGTTTCTTCTTCGCAGCCCAACGCGAGTACTTGTAAATTATGGATTAAGGTATAGTGATATTATGAAAAATATTTTAACACAGCGCACCTTTAGTGAGGTCTGCTGGGGGGGGCATCAGTAGCCAATGATATAATTGGCTAAAGCGTATTATCCTAATGGCGGGTCTTTTAAAGAGTGGACACCAGATATGGTTGGCGCGCTTGGCAGTAAAAATGCTAATGGTTATCAAGGTATGACAAGGCCAGATGGGTCAGATAATGATTGGATTAGAACAACTAAACAAGGAATTATTCCTTATAGCTCGTCAACAGATTCTGCTCTTGGTACAAGTGGTTGGAAATTTCGAGAAGCATGGATTCAAACTATTAATGGTTTTTTAAATGGTACTGCGACCAATGCCAATGTTCTTAATCATAAAGAGTCTTATCAAGAAAAAAGTACAGCCAATGTAATGTATTACCAGCTTGGTAGTATTAAATGTACTCATGCGTATCAACGAGTTAATGAGACTTATTTATGTGTGTCTAGACAAAATGCTTGTATTATGAACCTATCTATGTATTCTAATAATGATACTATTTTTACTAATCCAACTGTTTCTTATACTTTTTTGACTCCTAATGCCAAAGCTGCTTTTTATGATATTTTTTATGCTGGTTTAGACAAAAAAGCAACAGCTGGCAATACCTTTTCTATTTGGGCTAAGCGCGGTCAATGGCAAGAATCAATGCGGCTAATTCCTCTTGGCGCTAATTATGACGCAGGCTATGTCATTTCTTGGAAAAGCTGGGATGCAACGACAGCTGGAAGTACATCAGTTCCAACTTTTGGTGAACCTGCTGCTTATAAACTCATCGTAACTCCGCACAGTCATGCCAAATCAGAGGTCGGACTTGGCAATGTTGATAATACAGCTGACTCTGCCAAGAGTGTCAAATACGCTACTACCGCTGGCTCTGCTAATGCCGTGGCATGGGGTAACGTAAGCGGTAAACCTTCTACATACGCACCGTCTTCTCACACTCACGATGACCGCTACTATACTGAAAGTGAAATGAACACAAAGCTCAATGCCAAAGCAGAGAGCGATGTTGTAACCATATCTAGCACAAAGCCTACTAGTAATACATGTAAGTTGTGGATAAAAATTTAAAATTATTGGGCAAAGTATTATAATTTTTACCCTCTAATTTTTAGGTACAATAGAGAGAAAAATCTTAAAGACACTACGAAGATATGGTAATGAAGTTAAATCAGATTCCATATAATAAAAATAGATTAACTCTTACCATATCTTCTTTTATATATGTATCACTGCATATCGCTAAGGAGAAACACCATGAACGAATATCCTTATTTCAATCCATATGCGCCATATATGCCTATGCAGAATAGCGCGTACCCACCAGCAAACCAAATTCAAGGGGTTAGATTTGTGTCTAATCGTCAAGAAGCGGAAAGCTGTGCCGTTCCTCGTGGAACAAAAGCGCTGCTTATGGATTCAAATAAGGATATTTTTTATTTGAAAGAAACTGATATGAATGGTATATCTACTATTTCAGAATACTCCTTCAAAAAAGTTGAGCCGCAAACTGCGGATAACTATATAACAAAAGATGAATTCAACAAATGGAAGGAGCAATATGAATCAATTATTTCAAACATTGCAGCAAACACAAATACCGCAAAACAACCCAATGACCGAGTTGTTGGACTTCATTAAAAGTAGTAACATCACACCTCAACAAGCCCAAGAGAAGGTCCAATCTCTTATCTCTTCTGGGCAAATGTCTCAACAGCAATTTGAGACGCTAAAACAACAGGCTATGAATATAGCCAAATTCTTCAATTAGTTTATCCCCTTGTGCGCACAGGATAAAATATTTCTATATACCACGATAGAAAGAAGATTATTATGGAAAATATGTCTCTATCCGATATTGCGGCAGTCACTAAAGACAACGACAACTGGGGCGGTGCTGGTGGCTGGATTTGGATTATTGTTCTTTTCCTATTCATGTATGGTAATGGCTGGAATCGTAACACCACTACAGAACAGCCTGTTACCGAAGCAGGTCTTTGCAACGCTATGAATTTCAATAATCTTGAAAATAGCGTTGGCCGCATGTCTGACCTAATGCAGACACAATTCATGCAGACTTCACAGGGCCTAGCATCTGTTGGCTATGAGAATCTACGCAATTTCGCATCTACTCAGGATGCTATCAAAGATGGTAACTATGCACTTTCTAGCCAGCTAGCGAATTGTTGCTGCGAGAATAAGCAAGCCACAGCAGACCTTAAATACAGTGCTGCAATGAACACTGCTTCTATTAATGAGAACACCACCGCACAGACCCAAAAGATTCTAGATGCTCTTGCACAGAATAAGATTGAGTCTCTACAGGCTCAGGTTTCCGAGCTTAAAACCCAGAACATGTTCTGCGGTGTACCTCGTATTTCCCCTTACGGCTATGGCGTAGTACCTAACTTCGCTACTCCTTGTGGCTGTGGCTGCAATGGAGCTACTTTTTAATCCTATCTATCTTTAGGAGTTTATTATGGGCATCAAAACAGTAGGAAGATTCACTTATGATAGCGCTACTGCGATTACGTTAGCTGCTGGTGACACCATTCCAGTACCTAATTCAACAGTATCCAATAAGTGCGTCTCATGCGATGGTAAGAACATCACTATTAACAATAGCGGTCTTTATCAGATTATGGCGAATTTCACATTTGCCGCAACAGCAGAAGGACCAGTAGAAACACAAATGTATCGCAACGGCAACGCTCTCCCAGCGGCACATGCTATCGACACAGGCGCCGCAGCAAGCAACCTTGTGTCTCAAGCGTTTTCCGCACTTGTCACGGTTCCTTGCAATGCTCCGCAAGCAACAATTAACGTTAAGGCGTTAAGTGCTACGAGTGTCCGTATTGCCAACATTATTGTGGTAAAGATTGCGTAATGGAAATTTTTAAAACGCTACTTGACCAAGTCGATGATGAAATATGCGGTGCAAAGGAGTATGCGGAGCTAGCGCTGTCATTGAAAGACGATTCGCCGCAACTGTCTAGTATGTATAATGATTTGTCTAAGCAAGAGTATTCTCACATACAGATATTACATTCACATTTACTTAAGGTTTATGAATCTTTTGGAGAACAAACTGATATGGTGCAGAATCTATTTGATTGGCAAAACAAAAAAATAATTGACGGTGCGGCACATGTCAAGACATTAATTGATATGTACAAGTAGTTTAAAATTTTGGGCAGAATTATGTAAATAGTTCTGCCCATTTTTTATGTATATTAGTAAAAATTTGAAAGAAATAAAAGGAGGTAGAAATTGGGCAATTCTATTAGCGTATGGGCCGAAGGAATAACAAATACTGGCTTTACTGTTGTTGGTAAATTTAATAACAATGGTTATACATATGAATATTCAGGTACACGTTTTACACTATCAGTTAATGGTGCTAATATTTATGACCAAAAATTAACGTTTTCAAAAGGTCAGTCTTTTACCTATTCAGCTTATTATAACGCTGGTACATCTTCGTCCGCAAGAACATTTACTATCGGAGCTTGGTGGGATTCTTCTGGTTTCAGCTATGTTGACAATAGCTCCGCTTCTAATAGTGTTACAATTGGTGCATCTATTTCAATACCTCCAAATATTACAAATGTAAAGTTGACACGAAACTCAGATACTTCACTGACAGGCAGTTGGACAAATAATGGTAGCGGGTCTAATGGAGTGACAAAAAATATTACAGATTTCTATGCTGAAAATGGTTCAAATGGTTCATGGACAAATGGCGTAGGTGGAAATGGTGTACGTACTAGTCAAGCATTTACAAGCGCTTCGAATGGTAAATATCAATTCCGAGTATGTTCAGGTAACAGCGCAGGTAATTCTGCTACATTATATTCAAATTATATATATACGTTACCAGCAACGCCGACTATTTCTAACGCTGTTGGTATTATTTATCCTTCTGCTGGTGGCTTAAACTTTACAGTAGACACAAGTGCGGCACGCTATCCATCAGGTAAAATAGACTGGCAATATTCTACCAATGGCGGTTCCTCTTGGTCTGGTGTAAATACCAGTAACAGTCCTGTTGTATCTATTGATTCTAGTTTGTCTGCATTTAATAGCTTTATTATGGGATTAAAAACTAACAGCAATTGTTATATTCGTGCTCGATGTTATAATGCAGATAATACATTGGTATCTGGTTGGTCTTCGCCAAAAAAGATTACCGTTAAAACACAGCCCGTTGCATACGTTAATCTTCCAAGCGGAGCTAAGATAAAAGCAGTGTATATTAATAAAGGATAATAATCCTAAGAAATAAAAGGAGTATAAATGAGAATTTTAAATGAGGAAGACGTTGAGATTAAAGAATCTGACGTTGATACCACGAAAGGCTATTTAAAATCTGATAAAAAATTTATTGTTCATCATGAGGAACAACCAGAAATTTCAGAGAAAAAGCATTATGAAGTTGAACGTTTTGTCTTTGAAGATGGCTCGCAAATGCTTATTGAAACTAACGAAGACCCGCACGTAAAGGTTATTGATGACCAAGCTGGCGTTTTTGAATACGTAGACAAAGGCGAAGGTAATGTTTATCACGGTGCAGAAATTAAATCTGTAATCGATCAAGAGCATGTAGAGCATAAAGATGCATATGATGAATATGAAGATATTCAGCGTTATATTCTATATACCGAAGCCGAGCTTAAAGAACGTAAAGAAATGGAAGAAAAGCAGGCAAAGCAGGCTGCGTTTATGGAAAAGGGTCCAGACCAGCTTGATGCTAATACTACTTCTATTGGTGATTTAACTATTATGCTATCCGAAATCGTTGCAGGAAGTGATGAATAATGGCAGTATCAACTATGGCCTTTAAAATTGTCAAAAGCGCAGTCCGTATCCGTCTTGAACGCGGCGAAGAACTGGAAGACATTCTCGCCAGCTATCCTAAGCTGTCTACGGAACAGACTTCTGAACTTCGTGAATTCTATACTCCAAAAGAAAGTGAATAATTATGGACTTTATTCTAGTTGTAATTGCTTGTGCATTGCTAATTACCATTATCGGCACTGTTAAGAAATTTGTAGTTAATCGTTTTATTCAGATGGAATCTGATATTAACGACTTAAATGAACTTGTTTCTGAAATTGTATCAGGAAGTGATGAATAATGGCACGTCCCACTAAAGGTGTTTCCGCACTCGCTTTTAAAATCGTCAAGAAAGCCGTTAAGATTCGTCTAGACCGTGGCGAAACTCTTGATGATATTCTTGCTAGCTATCCTAAGCTATCTCAGGCTCAAGCTGATGAAATTCTTGAGGAATTCAAGAATTATAAATCTGAATAGGAGATTTAACAATGTTTGATTTATCAACTATCTCTACCTATCTCGTTCCTAGTGTAGTTATTCTATGTCTTTTGGTCGGCTACATTATTAAGAACTTGATTCCAAATGATTCTATTAACCGTTTTATTCCTCTTATTGTAGGTGTGCTTGGCGTTGCAGCCACAATCTTTACTGCCGTCACAACAGGTGTTCCAATTACTGTTGATGTTGTAGTTGCAGGATTAAGTAGTGGTTTGGCAAGTACAGGTCTTTTTGAAGCCTATAAAAATCTTCTCAACGGTTCCGATAAAGAATCTAAATAATGTTATACAAGGGAGCCTAACGGCTCCCTTTTTTATTTCCAACAGAAAGGAAAATTATGGATTGGAAAAATATTCAAGCTGATGTAACCAAGATTCTGCCTTGCGACTATACCGCAGGTCGTGAAGGTGCCAACATTACTGGTATTACCATTCATCATATGGCTGGTAATCTTTCTATCGACCAATGCTATAATCTGTGGAGCCGTTCACAAACTTCTGCTCACTATGCAGTTCAAGCTGATGGTGAAATCGGTCAGATGGTAAACGACTGGGATACCGCTTGGGCTTGCGGCAATTGGTATGCTAATACGCATACTATCTCTATTGAACACGCTAACGACAACAGCAATCCTTGGACTGTCTTCCCCGCTGCTCTAGAGTCTGGTGCGCATCTAGTCGCTGCTCTTTGTCTCTATTATAATCTTGGCCGTCCTCAGTGGCTAGTCAACGTCTTCCCACATCGCTATTGGTCTGCTACAGCGTGCCCTGGTGAATTATATGGCTCTCAGAAAGACGAGTATATTAACCGTGCGCAGCAATGGTATGATGCAATGAAGAATGGTTCACAAGCTGCTCCTGCTCCTTCTACAAATAAGCCTACTCCTGCGCCTGCTCCTACTAATAAGCCTGCTCCCGGCAAGGCTATCGTTAATGTCCATTATGCTTTACGCAATCTTAACGGTGGTTGGAATGGTACAATTACTAATTTCAATAATTCTGATTCCAACGGTTTTGCTGGAGTACCTTGCGGCAAGCACGATTATCTGTGCGCTTGGGTTGACCATGGTACTCTCAAGTATCAGGTTCACACTCAGCAGGACGGCTGGCTAGGCTATGTATCACAGGGTAATAAGAATGACCTTGTAAACGGCTGTGCTGGCATCGGTGGTCATGCGATTGATGGTGTTCGTATGTTCTATATTACTCCAAAGGGTGAGAACTATAAGCAAGTATACTATCGTTCTCAGACTGTTGACCGTGAAGGTTGGCTAAATTCTGTATGCGATGACGGTTCTACATATGGCGGCGATGATTTCGCTGGCATGTATGGTGAAGCTCTTGACCGTCTACAAGTCTGCATTTCTGATGCTAACCCATTTTAATTAAACAAAATAAGGGGTATTCTCTTAATTGAGAATACCCCTCTTTTTTTATAGCTTTTTAGAAAGCCGATTCAGTTCTATTGATTTCGATATTTGCCGCACACCCGATACAAATAGCATCTGCGGTATCGCTATCTACTTCTTTTTTATAGTGCTCTTGAATAAAGTCAATGGCGGTTTGTTTTTGCTCCGCTCTTTTTCTGCCCCATGACATACCATATTTGTCTTTCAAAACCTTACGCCAATGCGATGGAGATAAGCAGTATAGATTTTTTTCGTGTTTCTCGCACCAAAATAAAATCATTGCCTGTACATACGCTAAACGCTTATACGTTTCAACGTTACCCATCTGTAATTGAATATCTTCATAAGCAACGGCATCAAAATGATATGCCGCATATAGCTTATCCAAATTCTCAAGAAAATGTGTTAGTCTTTTACCTAGCTCTTGGTTTGATTTGATTTCAAAAGTGCCATATTTGACTAATTTGTCATCATCAAAAATCGCCACACCTGTTACTCGACTAGCTTGGTCGAGCGCTAAGAAACGCATTAAACATCAATCCCAGCGAAGTCAAGTTTATTTGCATATAGTTTGGCAAATAGAACGGTATTCGTAACAGCGCCTACGCCATTTGGGACTGGCGTAATGTATGCGGCCTTGTCTTTTGCACTATCATAATTGACATCACCACAAATACGACCATGTTCATCATAGTTAATGCCAACATCAATAATGTTTAGATTGGTAGCATCAAGATTTAAAGGATGGTAGAAATACTCAGGCCGTCCAATAGCAGAAACAAGTATGTCTTTATCTCTAAAATCATTAGTTTTTTTACTCTTGGTGTGATAAAGTGTTACGGTGCAATCTTGCTGCAATAATAACTCTGCGAGAGGTCGCCCGACTCGCATAGACCTGCCAACAACGGCGACATTAAGGCCTGCGAGATTATTATCATAAAGCGTTTGAATAATCTTTAAACATGCCGCAGCAGTACAGGGAGCCTTGCGATATGCAATAGGGTCTTTGCTGCCATATAGATGTGCCGAAGACTTATTGGAAAGACCATCAATATCAAGACGCATTGGAATCATGTTATATAATGATTGAGTCGCTTCACCATAATCTGAGATAAGAATTATTCCATTGATATTTGGGTCTTGTGACCATCTGCGAATTTGTAGACTTACATTTTGAATTGTGTCGCATTGAGCTGAGATTGTCGTTGATTTATATTTTTCGGCATTGCGCTCAATGGAACGGAGATACGAATCAGCTGCCGCATCATTCGCTCGATAAATAATACCAAGAGTAGGATTAAGTGTAGGATGTGGGTCAATAGCAACTGTCTCTAGCTTTTTAATGGTAGATTCAATTATCTTGTCCATATGCACTCCTTAGTCAGTATTGCTAGTACCGAAGCCACCGCGATTTTCCTCTGATAGAGAAGCCACTTCATCAAAAATAATGTGCGGTTGAACCTTATTGATACGGAACTGGCAAAGGCGCGTACCCTTTGGAATTACTACTGGAAAAGTTGCGTATACGGGATAGCCCCATTCATCGTTTGGTCCGCAGTAAGTTGGGTCTATCACGGAATAGGCGTTCGTCTGTAGCACCTTATAACGCTTAAAAGTAGAAGAGCGTGGGACGAAATTTGCTTCATACCCTTCTGGTAGCTTCATTGCAACGCCAAGAGGAATAATAGCAAATTCTCCTGCTTGAAGCGTAACATCTTTTCGGGTATAAAGGTCAATCCAAGAGCCATTGGGATTAACTTCTAGACGCGGCATACCGGGCCAATACTGGATTTTAATAGTTTCTGAATTACTCAAAAATATCATCCTCACTATCATCGTTGTTGGAAATCATAGACTCTGCCGCATAAGGCAGTTCTACATCGAAGATAGGAATTGTAGGCTCCTTCATATCATTGACTGTGAAAACAGCCTTAACAGCGTAAAAATTATCTACAACTTCTCCGCGCTCTTTGACTAGCTTCTCTGAATAGCTGAACGCAGATAGAGAATAACCGTCCTGTGCGGCCTGCTTCTGTAGCTCTTCACGGAAAGCTACAACATCCTCAATCGTTTCAACACGATACTCGGCAGTATTCTTGATAACATAATGGCGCATAATTAAATACCTTCCTCAATAACAGGTAGAGTCGTAAGACCCTTAATTTTACTTACTACTTCTGGAATATAACTCTTAGGACCAAGAACATAAATTTCTTGAATACCATATTCTTTTTCTAGATACGGTGTAAGATTTTCTTCAAATTCAGGGAACCAACACATCTTTTGTGAATCGACCTGCTCTGTGTCACCTTGTACCATAAACTTAATAGCTGATGCGGGAAAAGCCGCCACGATTAACTTATTCATTATTCTACCTCAATTACAAAATCTTCTGCTTCAAATAGCATAAACATATAAACATTATCGGTCTTATATTCTTTAATCCAAATCTGATAAGTATCTTCGGCGTGCTGATATTCAATGTCAAGAATGCGGCCACGGAACGCAAGGCACTCTTTGAGTTCTTGAATCATCTTATCATAATTTGGGTTTTTAAGATTGAAGGTAGTGTAATAATGAAGTTCATTATTAAGTAGCATATAGTAATGCTTTTTATGATGCGTTGAAAGCCATGCCCCTACATTGACGAACATTGCATTTACTTCATCCTGTGAAGGTGGCGTAATCTTGGCATACATTTGTTGATTTAGAGCGTAATTATCAATTACTGCTTCGGCCATATATTTTCCTTTCTTCCTTGTTTGTAATTATATTATACCATAATACTCTACAAAAGTCAATAAAAAAATGAGGGATAGAGCAAAATCTATCCCTCAAATTTAAATATCCAAAAGCACAATATCATTTGTCGCATGTGTCTTTTGAAGGTCAATTACTCGTTGATTAGAGCTACCTTTAAAAGCAAGCGTTAAATCTTTTTTCTCTTGGATAAATGGGCCATCTACTAGAACATCAGCGAGTCGCAAAATAGGTTCTAGATAATAATCGTCTTTATTCTTTTTGATTCTCTCTTGGAGCTGTTCATAGGTGTATCCAGTATAAATCCAAATTTTAATATCAGAACGAGTAGCTTTGACTTTTTCAATTAAAGTTAAAATCGTTTTTAAATTTTTTGTAAATAAAGGTTCGCCACCCTCAATTACAAAATGATTAAAATAAGGAGTCGTTTTAAAAGTGCCGCAAATGGTATTTTCGTCTACAAAAGTGTACTCGCGTCCACCTTCAATATCCCACGTTTGCGGCGAAAAGCATCCTTTACATTTTCTAACGCATCCTTGTGTATATAGAGAAATGCCCCATCCGATTGCATTGGTGCATTCACAATAATCAATATAAGCTATTCTCACTGAACCTTCACTCCACTTGATGATTTCTCTCGCTGTTCTGCTTCTTGCTGTTTACCTTTATTGAAAGCGGTCTTATAATTACCAGTTAAATATCCTGTTACTCGGCGCAACTGCTGAATATTATGGCTGCCGCACATGGGGCATTCATCGTTAAATTCATCGCAATAACCGCACTCTAGACAGGTATCATTAGGAACATTAATAGCAAAGTATGGAATATCTTTATCCATAGCATAATTTACAACTTTTTCGAGTGCGTCAATATTGTGCTTAACAGTTGATTCAAGTTCAACGTAAGTGATGCAACCGGCACTGCTATATCCAGTTAGCTGACTTTCAATATCAATTTTTTCAAAAGGTGTTACCTTTTCCCATACAGGAGTGTGGACGGAATTAGTGAAATACTCGCGGTCTGATACGTTCGGAATGATTCCATATTTGTCTTTAAACTTATTCATAGCTTTGTAACAAAGGTTCTCTGCTGGGGTAAAATAGTTGCCGAAATTGAGCTTGTATTGCTTCTTAAACTCGTCACAACGCTGTCTAATATGAGATTCAATCTTCTTTGCTAAAGCCATTCCCTCTGGGTGACGCTGGTTCTTTCCGATAAGAAGTTCAAGAGTTTCAGCGAGTCCAATTTGTCCGATGGCTAGAGTGCCATGCTTGAGCGCACTTCTAATTCCTTCTTCTGGAACATATCCAGCCATAACACCATTTTCATACATAAATTTAGCGCTTGCAGGATTTTGAGAACAGATATATTCAAAACGTTCAATTAGCATATCTTTTGCTTCAAAAAGTTTCTTATCCAAAAGTTTCATGAACTTTTCTGCGTCTCTTTCTGATTCCATTGCAAGAGTTGGAAGAATAATTGTAACAGGACAAATATTACCGCGACCGTCTTTTAATTGACCAAAACCGTTAATATCATATCCATTATATGTCCTGCATCCCATAGTTGAAGTATATGTGCGGGGGTCGTTAATATCATATCCAGCATTATTAGACCAGTCAACATTAACATAGTTTGGATACAAACGTTTTGCTGTTGACTTTAAAGCAAGTCTAAATAAATCATAATTAGGCTCACCTTCTTTTCGATTAACGCCTTTCATACATTGAAAAATGCCGCATGGGAAAATAGAAGTTTTGTGTAGCTTACCAACACCTTCAATTGAAACTTCAAGCAATGCCTTAATTACCATGCGTCCTTCTGGTAGCGTACACGTGCCATAGTTCACACTGGTAAATGGTAATTGATTCCCGCTACGACTTTGTAGCGAATTGAGATTATGATACATTCCCTCGACTGCTTGATAAACTTCTTTCTCTGTCATATCCATAGCATATTTATATGCATTAGGTTGAAGTCTGTATTCCTGACTTTCAATGCTTGCATCTACTGGGATGTGTTCCGAGTATTCTTTAATATCAAACGAGAAGTCTGGTTCACAATAAGTTAATCCATCAATAAAATGCTTTCTAAATGATTTGCGAACATAAGGCACCATAGTCCAGTCAAGATGCGTAGCACTTACGCCGCCGAATTGCTGCAAAGATTGAAGTTGAAAAATTACAGCAACAAGCTGAAAAGCAGTATTAACAGAATTGGCGGGTCGAATATCTACTTGACGAGTATTAAAACCTTCCTTGAGAAGTTTATCAAAAGGAATAGAAAGACAATTATGGTCACCAACTGCATAATGGTCTAAGTCATGAATATAAATTTCATTGTTTAAATGATTCTCTTTTGCCATTGTAGACATACAATGATTTAGTGCATAGTTACGCATTACAATACTGCTTGCTTCGCCAATACGTCCACCAAAAGAATGTTCATCGACATTTGCATTTTGATTATCAATTTTTTTTGCCATTAACTTTTCTTCAATAGCTTTATCAAGTTGCTTTTGGCGTGCAATTTGATGCTCATAGCGATAAATCATATATGATTTTGCAACATGCGGGAAGTCACCCATGAGCAATTCCTCAACTGCATCTTGAATATCTTCAACCGTCATATCGTCATGGTAATATTCTGCATCCTCAAAACTAAAGGCAATATCTTTTGCAATTTCATGACAACAATCAGAAGTCCATCCAAAAGTATCCGCAATGTCATTTGCCGCACGAAACACCGCATTTTCAATCTTAGAAATATCGAACTCTACTTTATTTCCATTTCGCTTTGTAATATATTTAGTCAATATCTTTCTCCTTCTTCTCTTGGTGAATTACTTTTAACATATCTTCTATATTGTCCAAAAGAGGATAGCGAGTCTCAGACGTAGAATTCGCCGCAAATTCACGATTGACCATATCAACATACATCGTGGAACTACCTTCATCGCCCATATAGAACATGTCCCATTTATCTCGTGGCACAAGGTTCTTTACGTCAAGTTGTTTTAATGCAAGGTTGTCAAATGAAATACTATCAAACCATTTTTCTTTGACCATATATGGTAAAAGCTCTTTAAGAACCATGATACGGTAATCCGTAATTTGGCGAGCTTCATTATAGGCTTGAATACCACGACCAAATTTCTTATATCCAAGAATTAAAATCTTTAATCCTTTATCATAAAGAAACTCATAGTCCTTTTCCTTGGTGACGCCTGCGATGGTATGAATGACCGCATTAGGGAAACTGCGGAGCATGGGCAGGAAATTCTTATCAGGATGATGGAAAGAAATGCCTAAACCATAAATTAGCTTTTCATCTGTTAGCTGCTTGAGAAACTTATGCTGTTGCATAAAATGAATCTGGTTTACTGTTACAGACGGAACTAATTTTAGCTTCTTACACTTCTTTAGAAAAGGCACAAAGTCAGGATGTTCTAGAACGTTGCCACCGCCTAATGCTAATTGAGTATAAGGATGAAGTTTGTCAATAAAGCTATCTGATAAGATGTCTCCATGCTGTCCATTCTTTGTCGATTTTTCGTGACAATAGCGGCAGTTCAGCGAACAGCAGTTGGTAATTTTAATATCCATTGAGTCAGGAAAAGACGGAACTAATTTATCGTCTTTGCTGTATCGAATCATAGTCCCGTCTGCAAGAGATAACGTAACTGTATAGTTGCCATTATTGTAAGAAACACAATTGGAAGGGCGAGGGTCAAAACCTTTGGCTGTCATATTCCAATCTTTAGCCATCATATCCAAACGCTCCAAACGCTACCATTTCGTCACCAGAAGGAGAAGTAAAAGTTTCACTATAGGTTTCAAGGTCACCGTTACGCACATAAAAATCATCTGTTGTATATGCTTCAAGCGAACTACGCTCAGTGTCCCAATAGCTATCTCTCCAACTATCATAATCTGGACGCTCATTGAGAACCTTGTCAATATCAAGCACCTTAGCGAACTTATCTCCCGCGTCAATGCGCTCCTGTTGTTCTTCATTGTACTTTTCCGCGAGTTCTTTTAGCTCTTCTGGAGTGACAAAATTCTTATTTGTATCCAATTTGTGCCAATCGTTATCAAGCCAAAATACCTCGCCATGTTTCCACTTGTCAAAATCATCTTTTGAGCAGATAGTTAGCGTATGTGTTGAACTTGAATTAGTTTCAAACACTCCTTGCCGTACTTGAAAAATCATTTTATCCTCTTTCTCTTATATAAAATTTGGCTAATGAACTTTCTAAACTTATGTCCATACGTTTATTTGGATAAACGTTTACGTTTCAGCTTTGAAACCGCATGAATCAATTCGTCAGTATTCATAATACTGGATACAAAATCTGTGCGGCCACCTCGATAGCGAAGCACGTGCTGATTTGAGCAGTATCCAAAATAATCATCATATCCTCCGCTGAAATCTTCCCAGTCCGCAAACGCTCGCCTGATGAATTCCCACTTAAAAGTGTGCTCTCGTTTGATAGAACGCTTAAGTCGCACGAATAAGGGGACTTTAAGATAAAAACATTCGCATTTTATCGTCCAAGGACAAAGTTTTTGGAGCTTTGTCATACCAACAGGATTAAGGACACAGATATTTATGCAATCATCATCGAATGAATTAAATGCAGTGCCATATCGCCAGCCGCGAAACTCAGTATGCTCGATAAATTTATTATCATATTGCATTTCAATGAAAGTCTCCAAGTCAACAAAATGATAATCTACGCCGTCAACTTCTCCTTCTCTTGGAGGACGTGTTGTATAACTGATTACTTTTTTTGCTGGGATGCCAATCTTTTTATATTCTTCAACTAATCGAGTGGCGGTTAAATCCTTCCCCGCCGCAGACTTACCACAAATACCGATTACTGTTGGATACATTAAACCTCCAAAAATATAGGAGCAAACCTTTCTTTTCTGTTTACTCCTATATTATAACATAACTTTATTTAATTGTCAATATTTTCGCCATAGCGGCTATTAGTCATTTCTATGGTGCCATCTTTATTCACTTTCGTGATTTTATATAGCTGGTGTTGTAAATTTCCTTTGCGTTTATACGCCTTTAATACAAAAGTATCGCCACGTCTAATGCCATTGCAAACCAACATCATGCCGCGCTGGAAAAATCCCTGCTCCATAATTTTCTTAGTTCCATCTGGTCTAACTTCACTAATACGTTTATTATATTGTGAAAAATATTCTTTGGACATTTTAACTTCTACCACTCCAGTAGTAGTAAGCAATGTAATCTGCGAATGCATTTCATCTTTTGCGATAACGGTTCCAGCAATTTTAAACGTCTTGAAGATGGGAATTTCCGCGCCGTTACGTCTGAACGTATAATCTACAATAGGTGTGCGGTCAAGTTTCATATAATCTACAATATCATATAATGAATTATCAATATTAATTAACTCATGCTTATGATAATACATACCAAGACTTTCCATTTCCCAATGAGAAATCGTACCTGCCGCGTATTTATTCCAAGCATCTTTTAGCATTTTATTGTTTAACTTATCCAATAGCTCCTGTTGATTATCCGTAATATATTGTTTGGCCGCACTCATTACGGAATCATATTCTTTCTTCCATGTCTTTTTATTTAAACATAATTTATTGTCTATTGGTTCAATATTATCTTCATTGAAAAACTTAATATAAAATTTGTAGTAAACACCATCTAATGCAAAATAATCTGTGTTATATTTGCAATCTTTTTTTAGCCCTTTATTAAAATTAAATACTTGCTTTTGGAATTTTAGCTTTTGCGGCACAAGACTATTTTCTATAAGCGCATTAAAGTTCTGCATGGTTAAACGTTTTTTAGGATTGATTGTAGTGTATAGATATTGTTTCATAATGTCTTTGCGTTTGCCGAATTGGTCAAAAGCACCAGATTTAATTAAAGAAACCATAACAGTTTTATTTACTTTTGTCTTATCCATAAAATCTTCTACTGAATTATATGGGCGATTATCAATAATCATTTGCGCGACTTCGTTGCCTACGCCCTGTAAACCGCCAAGACCATAATGAATTGTATTCGTTTCTGCATCTGGTGTAAAAGATAACTCTGATTTATTTACATCAATAAGCGATACTTTGATACCTGCTAATTTATTCTTATTGACCGCACGTGCAATCTTATTATAATCAGATGTTTTATCGTCGATACCTTCAATTGTGCCGCTATCTACGATTAAGTTTGCACAATTCCAAAAGATAATAGGATATTTATAAGCTAGATTCATTTCTTGAAGAGCTACAAGTGAGTAAGCCAAAGTATGGCTCAAATTCTTTACAGCACTAATTTTCACAAGCCCAGTAAACTGGTTGCTGTCTGGACTATACCTTCATCTTATCTATAAGATGTGCCATTATAGTCTCTGAACGTTTTTCTATTTTAAATAGAAACTTCGCTGCGGATTGTCCACATATCTTTACATCTTATTACTATATCTCAGACATTACTCTTTGCCACTAATACATTACTGTATTGGTTTAGTAATATAAAGTTTTAGGAGTTTCCCGCATGTTAGGCAATTTTTACTATATATCACTATATAGGGCTTCAATTCGTTTTAAAGCCGTATCCTCGACTTGTAGCCACACATACATTCCATACGTAATTGCAAAGGTTTTTACTTAAACCTTGCTCGTGGACTCGCTCAAAGTATTCCTTTTCGCAAGCCTTGTATCCAGCCGGGTCCTTCTTCAGTTTGTTATCCTATAGGCTTTTTATCCTATAGTTCTTATAGTTTCCTATAAGCTCGGCGTACATTTTCACCTACAGCTTTATCTGTTTAGGTGTTGGACACTCTTGGCAGGATTATATTTATTCACCTGCTACGCTCTACGGTATCAATCAACCTTTCGCAATTTGATTGATTACCTCGGTATCAACATATTATATTAACTTAGTCTTCACCGATTTTGCCCAATACTTTATAAAAATTTCTTTCTATAAGGCCAAAAATTCAGCTACGCTTTTTCTTAACCTATCTGCGAAATTTAGGTCAAAGCCACCACATTCTGGAATCTGGACAAGCATCATGAAACGCTCTTGACTTTCGCACAGGCCATAAGAGATTTTAAGAACAGGCTCAAGAATCTTTTGCTCTTCTTTTGTTAGACCATAAGAGTCCATTTCTTGATACCATAAAGAAATATCTTTCTTAAATCTTGCATACTTTTCAAGAGGCGTTTCTGCACCTTTCTCTTGCGCCATAAGTCGAATTACACTATTAAGAGTAGCTAAATCATCAACAGATTTAGGATGCGTCAGTGCAATACCTTGAATTCCACTTGACTTTTCCATTTGGAATAGAGATTGAATCTTATGTTCCCAGACCATTTCCCACATCTTAGAGTCTGTTCGTTCTAGATTGTAAATACCGATAGCATCTTCGTAAGTTTTTCTCAGTGTTCCAGACCATTTGAGATAACCATATTTTACTAACAGCTCAAGACAGACCTGAATCTTGTCCATTGCTTCGACCGAAAGTAGGTCGTACTTAATAAGCAAATATATATATTTCTATATAATTTAGACTATCTTTTACTCTTTAAAAGAGAAATCTGTTTCGGATTGTGTATCAATAATAATCCTACTACCGGTCTAACCCAGTATAGTCGTTACGCATTTTATATAATTATTATATATTTTTCCATGTCTGATAACGCAATGCTTGATTAATAGATGTTGTTGTCACGTTTGGATGCTCCTGCTGAATTTCTTTTCTAGTTTTAATGCCATTCTCAAAATCATAACGCATTTGAATGACTTCCTCTTTTGTTAATTTCGCTCTGCCGTTATTTTCTCCAGAATGTATAATACTACTTTGAAAATGTCGGTTTTCATCTGTAAATACCTCTGGCATAACTAATTTGTAGCGATTTCCATAATAAATATTCCAAAAGGTCAGTTCATCTGGATATAATTCCTTGTATTCATTTTCATAAACTTCTCTCCAAGGAATTTTTGCCGCATACTGCTCTCGCAATTTAACAACCTGTTCATATGTTAATTTATTCCCAGAACTAAACTGATTTGAGAACTCAGAATTGTATGGATATGGGTCTACAGTTGGTTCAATGTTTTTATATGTTTTATTCCAATATACTTTTCTAAAAGCATTATAAGTTAGTTTATTTTTAAAATCTTCATATAAGACATATATAGGTTGGTCCCTATGAGATTTAATAAATCGAACTTCATCTTCGGTTAAATGTGCATTATTGTTATCGCAACCATATTTTGGAGGAACATTAAAATGATATTTTCCTCCCCAAGATACATTATAACCCTTTCCAGTTGAAACATGAGTTTCTAATTTTTTTATATATTCTTGCTCATAAGCATCAATTTCTTCTTCTGGAATATTATCTAATAAAACTTCAAAAGTAAAATTTTCAGAACCATATTTTTTAATAGCTTTGGCAATAACCATGCCTTTATCTTGAGCCTTTTTATGAGCATCCCATCTTTTTTTAGGATTGTTCGTGATACCAACATATTTCTTATTGTTGACTAAATTTGTGATTACGTATAGATACATGTATACCTCCAGAAAGTCATATTTTACTATGCTATATATGTTTTCTAGAAGCTAATAATTATATAATTTTGCCCGGGATTGCCATAGATTTTTATCTTTTAGGTTTCCCCGGTGCCTTAATAGTATTTTTTAATTACTTTGCCATGCAAAAACTATTAAGACAACGCTGATAAACGCTAAAAATTTTATGAGCCTTATTGTTGACTCAGTTTTTCAAGGTCATGGAGGTCAAATTGACTAATAATAGTTCCATCAGGAGCACGCATAAGAGCAGCCGTCTCCGTGAATGGTTCATCAACAAAGACGAGTCCTCCCGCGTGTATTCCAGAACGACAGATTAGACCTTCAATTCGACAAGCAACTTCCCATAATTTTGGACGCTGTTTCATTTCATTGACAAAAGGAATAACTGGTTTCATTCCTTCTTTACTATCACCATAGTAACACTGATGCAAAGAACGAATTAAACCACGGTCAGAAGGAACTAGAGAAGCAATATATTGTGCCACATCATTATCAATTCCAAGACCTCTTGCCGCACTTAGAATAGCTGATTTTGTGCTTTCTGTACCGAGAGTAAGAACATTGCAAACTCTATCTTCACCATAGACCTCTCTAAACTTATCTAGAATCTGCTTTCGGCGCAGACCAGATACGTCAATATCTACATCCAAGACAGAGACGCGTGCGGGATTCAAAACGTATAACTCCTATATCACTATAGGTACCCACTATATCTTACTCTCCATGTTTATATATACTCTATTGTATAACCAAAAAAAGTTTTATTTTTTCTTGCTCGTTCGGTAATTTCTTGTCGCACCGACACATAATTTTTATTTTTAGTGATATTGTTTTCCATCATCCAAATAGCAGCATCTCTGCTACTTTTGAATATAATCTCTTCTCCATTTTTGGAAAACTTTATTTCTCTACTCTTTTGTTCACTAGGAGAAAAACGCTTTACGCCATATTGATTTAAAATATGGTCTATTGTAGAATGGTCACACCCAATTTCTGCGGCAACTTTCCTCGCAGATTTTAAAGTCATATACTTTTCTACAATATCGTCAATATCCCACGAGTATAAAGAAACTGTTCTACCACCTAATGTGGAATTATATCCATCATAATAAGAATTATAAAAAGAAATCCAGTATTTTTCTCGTTCATCTAATAAAGAATTATCTACAGATTCTATTTCTTCAAAAGTGAAGTTTTCTAATCCATATTTTTTAAATGCCTTATATAAAACTAATTGTGAAAAATACGGCTTGTCATAATTATGACGATGTTGGGAAAAACGCTTTTCTACTGGCTTAATGGTTTGCCCAACATAAATTTTTCCGTTAATTTTATTGGTTATTTTGTATATATATCCCATATTACCAACACTCCTTTTAGTAACATGGAGAGTCCTCACACATCCGATGGTGATAAAATCCATCGTACATCGCTACACTCATCGCGATTAGTCTGTACACTGTTACTTATTATTGGCTCTCCAATAATAAATAATAAGCACGGTATTGAGATTATAATAATCTGTCCACCGTTAGCAAAAAAAATTTTTTCACACCGCTTTTTCTTGCGTTAATGAGGTTTATTGTAGTTATATCACTATAACTAGGAGGCTGATGAATCCAACCTCCAATGAAAGGTCTTTGTAGTTTCCCTTAAACAGTTAATCTGAATAATGCCCAGAACATACAAGATAAGGAAGCCGCCGCCACTTCCTCGTGAGCAGCCAACAATGGAACCAGCTTCCCAAATGGTATCAATAATTTTCTGTAAATTAAGAAAATATGAAGACCAGTGCGTTTTATTTACAAGAGAACTTTGGTAAACAGACTCTAATTCAACATTGATTTCATCGTAGGCATCTTGATTCTGTAAATCTTCTTTCTCTTGAATGCCTTGAAGAATCAATCGACCAAGAAGTTTATCACCATCAAAATCAGATTCGGTTAGATATTTCAGATTAGGAATTTTATCTTGAAAAGACTTTACCTGTTCATCTGTAATATAACTATCTTTCCAAGGTAGCTGAGGAATCTTTAACGGCTTTTTCAGATTATAATCTTCGCATTGACTCTTAATATATTCAATATTCTCATATGCGGCATAAATATCTTCCTTGGTAAAATACTCAAAGAATCCTTCAAGCTCTTTTGTCTCCATAAGATAAGTAGTTGCATAAAATTCAGAGACTTCGCGCTCGCCGTTTTGAGACTTTAGGTATGTCTCATGGATAAATGCTTCGTCTTTCTTTAAATAGTGAGCATCACAAGTGATAATATATGGAATATCTAATTTATGAGATAATTTTTTAATCCATTTATTAACATAAATTTGTTCTTCGTTGTGAGAAGGTTGCATTTCTAGAAAAAAGTTACCTTTGCCGAAAAGTTTAACCATTCCTTTGAGCCACTTGATAGCCTGTTCAATGTCTGCTTTATCATGCGTTTGCTTATATTTAAGAAGATAAGCTGGTAATTGCCCACCAAGGCAGGCGGTTGAAGCAATAACATTACCTTTATTTTTACTAATAATATCAATTAAGTCTTGATAATATGTTGGCACTCGCCGCATACCACAAGCCATATAAGAGCGCATCCAAGCTCGTGTTGAAATCTCACGAATTTGTTTATGTCCTTCTGCATTTTTAGCCAAAAGGATGAAGTGAAAATACTTATCTTCTTCTGGATTAAAATTATCTTTGTTAAGTCCATTGCGGACAAGGTATATCTCATTACCAAGAATTACTTTGAAATTTGGATTATCTTGTTTACGCTTTTCATATGCTTCTTGAATTTTAACTGCGTTGGCTACTGACTCATGTTCAGTAAAGGCTAATACATCTTGACCAAGCTCCAAAGCATAATCCATTAAACGGTCTACAGTATTAATTGAATCTTTAAGCCTAAGATTTGAAAAATCTGTATGGTTATGAAGACTGCCGGGATATTGATTTGTCATTGGCATCATCGTCCTTCTTTATATAAAGAGTATATTAATTTAACACTTTCGCTCATGGATGTATTCAAAAGGATAATTATTTTCTAGACAGAATTTCTTAGCCTTTTTTCTTTTTTCAAAAATATATCGCTTTTCAGAAACCATTACAGGTTCCCAAGTTGTAAGAACCGCAGGCACATAGCGATAATCTGAAAAGAATCCAGCGTCTTCATAATACCCTGGCTGACCTATTTTAACTCTCTTATCCATGTGCTCAGGTACAATAACTTCGTAAAACACGTCTAGTTGCATTTCTGCTCCTTTTCTGCACGTTTTTTAGCACGAGCTTTACGGCGAGCTACTCCGGCTTTTTTACCCTTGTCCTTAACCCAGTCGATTTTTGAGTAGTCATAAATTTGTTCCCAGTTCTCAAAGTCTTCTTGAGTGAAACACTGAACTAGCTCTGGTACGCCGCAACGAATCTCCTTTTTCATATAAGCGCCCTTCTGCCGACCAGTCATTTCATCGGGAAGAGTCTCGCCAGTTAAACGCTCATAGTTTAGATTCCAATTAAAGCGACTCATTTTACGTGTCGGCATACCTACTTCTGTAGTATATCGGCACTCCTTATTATAACAAGTTGAATACCACTTGTTGTGCTTTTTAAAACCGTTGACATTATGCTGCCCGCACATAGGACATTTTGCCATTCGCATAATTTATGCTACTCCTTTCTATTGGATTTCTTTATAAATATATTATAACACAAAAAAGCCCTCTAGTCAATAAAAACTAGAGGGCTTTCTATTTAATTACATTGTGCCAAAGTCAGGATGCTTGTCAAACCATTCTTGAGTTTCTTTAATTTTATCTTCATCTACTGGTATAATATCACTTGGTTGCTGATTGATAATATCCGACATATAATTTTCAGTCATTTCCCAATCACTATAAATATCAATCTTGTCGAACTTTTCACGAATAAGAGCATCCATAATAATATCATAACGTGATGCCTTATGCGCAAGATTCCTAAGCTCTGCTTCTTCAATTTGAAGTTTCATTTAAAATATCCATTCCTCTTCATAATCTTCTAATTCAAAATCATCAATTAGAATTTGCGGCGTAACGTTTCCCATCCATTCGTTCTTGGAACATTTGCCAACAATGGTTAGCTTCTTTTCTCCACTTGTCCATTCCTCAAACTCTTCTCTAGAAGATTTGAATTTCATAATATCTACACCAGAAGGTAAAGAAATCTTAATAGTAGGATGCCCCTTGGCTTCGCCTAAAAGCTGGACATTAACATTGTCTAATGCAATATCTTCTACCACAACTTTAGATTCTGGAATATCCTGACCATAAATATTCAATTCTGCAATATCTAAAATATATTTTGGATTGACTCTATCATAATTCCAGACGTAATCAACAAGATATACAGGTTTAAAATTAACACCTTTATATTGCTCGTTGGTCTTATCTAAGAACTCATAAAAATTCTCTAAAGGCAACGAGAGTCCAAATGCAGACCCGTGTCCAGCGGCATAATCAACAACACCAGTATCTTCACAAAGACTGCGCATATCTTCAACAGGACAGTAAGAATAATTACGAGCAGACCCTTTTAGATGTACCCCGTCTTCTTCTTCGACTTCCTGTAAGACTAATGTAGGATGTTGGTATTTGGCTTGGATTTTATTTGCGATTAATCCCAAGATGCCTGGTTCAGCATCGTCTTTGCCGCATATACAAGTAATGATAGCATTATCAGTTAGTTTTTTGGACTGAATCTGATATTCAAAGAACTCCATAGCTTCATCTTGTAGCTTGGTTTGCCTACGTTTCACTCGTTCAATAACAGTGATAGCTTCTTGCCAAATAGGAACCTCTTTACCTTTTTCACCTCTCTTGGATGATGGAATCATAGTATCACACTTATAATCCAAAAGAGCGCTAAGAAGAAGACGTTTCTCTACCATTTCACCAGTTCGACAACATGCATTAATATAAGGAACTACATAAAAGCTAGAGCTTAGATAATTAAGTCCATTCATCTTATTTAAAGAAAACTCTTGTTTATCTACAAATGCTTTAAAAAATTTGTTTTTAACGTTAGCGTAACCAATATTGACAAGCGCTCTCACTTCTTTTTCATGATAATCCATCATGTCACCACATAAACCAAGAGCACACAAATCAACTAAGTCATTCGCATAATCGAAGTTACATATTTCATCCATCTGGCGACATAGCTGCCATGTAACGCCTGCTCCGCAAAAGTTTTTATTAGGATAATCGTCTAATTGATTATTTACTACAATAGCATCCTCAGAATATTTTTCGCAATGGTGGTGGTCAGCGATTACAATATCTACGCCATTATCATGCAAATATTTAAGTTGTTCATAATCATTGCTTGCCGCATCTGGGATAATAAGAAGATTGGTAGTCTCTATAATATTGTTTAAATCAATGTCTGCAAGTCCGTGAGCTTTTCCTTCGTGGATTAAGATGGTAGGTTCTTTGCTACAAATACGGTAAATATAATTAGCTATAATAGCGCTCGAAGTCAATCCATCGCAATCACAGTCTTGTAAAATAGTAATCTTAGAACTTGCCAACATACAATAATTAGCAATCATTACAGCTGCTTCTTTAATATTTTTTAATAAATGAAAATCGTTTACATTATTCCAATAGGCATTAAGCCAATTACTTTGTTCTTCTACTGGAATATTTCTGTTATATAAAATTTGTTGTCGAGGTGTCAAGCTATCCAATGTTGGCTTATATAATTTATAATCTATTTTCATCAACTCCAAACTCTTTGCACATACATCCTGCTAATGTTTTAAGACTTAGGATATAAGGATAAATCCGTTTATCTTTAATAGCACATTCAGGAGGAACGGTGCTAGTCAATTTTAGTTCATGCGGCACATATGGATAAAAATAATATTTACAATATCGACAGCGCTGATGCTTGCGGCGATAACTGAGAATCTTTAATTTATCATCTTCTGTCATATTGTATCTTCCTCTTGGTTATTTTCGCTTTCTTCACACCATGATTCTAAATCTCTTTTCTGTCTGTAATTATCGACCTTATCACGAATAATCTCAAAAGGATAAAATATAATATCTACCCATTTGTCTATGATAATATAAGCCATAATAATAGCAAGACACAAAAGAATCGGTGACAGAAGCACAAGTATCAAAACTATGATTTGTCCAATTGTAACACACATTATAGCATAATCCTGTTCTTAAATAGATACATAAATACATCTTTTCCTTGGTCTAATGGACTTGCCTTATATCCTAAAATATTCTCTCTATCAAAAACTACAGACATATTCATATACGGCTTATATTTATTACCAATCTTGGCAATCTTTTCTTCAACCTTTAAACTTTCATCTGAACCATATTCATCAAAATCATGGTCAAAAGCGATAACAATTTCTTTACAGCCAGCATCTTTAAGAAGTTTGAATTGATACTTGGACAAGGAACTGCCGCATGTTGCGACACAAATATTATTACCTGTACCATAATATGACATATAGGCAAGAACAGACTTCTCTGATTCAGCCACAATAGCAGTCTGTATTTCTCTAATTCTTTCCTTGGCCCAATTAAGACCATACAAATTAAAACCAAGAGCATGATTATAAAGTTCACCGTGAACTCGCCAAGGTTTGTATTTTCCTTTTTTCTCCTGCTCTTGAATAATAGTTCTTTGTCGAATACCTACGCATCTATCGTTCTGGTCAAAGTGCGGGATAAGAATATTGCCGCCAAGAGGGTCATAATGAATTTGCGCAAAATCACACACCTCTTTTGAGATATTAGACCAAGAGGAAATAATAGGTTGAGGATAATGCCGAATAATAGATATATCATATTCTGGCAGCTCAATAGTATTATCATTGACAGTTACATCTTTTTGCTCTTTATATCTATTGAATATTTTCCAGTCTTCTTGACTATCTTTTAAATCAATATCATTATCTAAATCAATTTGAAGATTTAAGAAATTAACAACAAAATAGATTGCGGAATTAAGGTCTACATTTTTAACTTTCTCAACAAGTTCAAAAATATCAAATGCGCCGCACTCAGTATAGCAATTAAACATACTATTCTCAAAATAATAATATAACTTCTTTGAACCTTCACCGATGCCATTGTGACAGATTGTGCGGGAAATGATATAATCAGAATACATTTCTGGTTCTGCTCCAAAATATTCTAGAATATCATATACGTTTTCTGGTTCAATTGATTCCTTTACCTTTGCTTTATCGTATCCCAATTCCCGCACCTCCTATTCTTTCTTCTTTTGGAAAATTTCATCTTTATCTATTGGTTTAAAAGAGAAATCAGTTACAAATAAAGTCTTATATCGACAAGTACCTTTATTTGCGCGCATCCAACAAATAACACGATTGAATTTTCCTCGTCGGTTCTTATATACGCTTCTTTTTACATTTGGTGGACACATTCCGGGATGTTGTGCCAAAACGCCTTCAATATCTTGAATATCTTCATCTGTACAATCAACCATGATTTCACCGTAGTCAATTCGGTTTGCGATTGATTTTGCACCAGCCAGCATGTTCTGGTCTAGAATTTTCTCTTGACGATAACTACCATTAATTTGAGTGCTTGACAAAAGAAAGACGTTGTTCTCGACAGCTATTTCTTTAAGTTTAGATGACATAAGGAATAGAATTTGGTCTTCACGAATTTTGACGCCAGTTCCATGTGAGATTTCTTCAATCATCTTAATAGACGAAGTAAGATAGTCAAAGACAACACATTGAAAAGTTAGGTAATCTGTATTGCCTTGTTCGTCTACTCGTGGATATTTATATTTGCGCATATTGCGTTTGATACAATTCTCAACATCTTTCATGCCATAGTTAGGAAGATATTCCATACGAAGTGGTGCTTCTTCTAGAATCTGTACTGCTTTCTTTAATCTCTCTTCCTCGTCAAAAGTAAGTAAATCCATTTCAACAATATGGTCTTCTGGAATATTACCAATAAAAGCTAGTGCCATAGTTGTAAGCTCTTCAATGTCTAGTTCTACCGAAATATATAAAGTAGGTACTCGATTATATAAACGTTCCCATTTACCTTCATCTGAATAATACTCAGAACATGAGAAAAAACAAGCATCAGCAACGCCAGTTCTTGATTTCAATTTGTTACCCCATAGGCTTTTTATCCTACGGTTCTTACGGTTTCCCGCAAGTTCAGCATATCTTTTCTTTCTTATAAAGAAAGCTGGGGCCTCGTGGCAGGATTATATCTTTTCACCTGCTATGCGTTGCGGCTGGTTAATTTTAAATTAACCTTCACCTCTGATTCCCTTGCCCTTTTGGTTTAGGGTTCCAGATTTTCTCCCCAGTTTATTGTCGGCAAATCATTCTACCGACACCTGTCGCTGCACTTCTTAAATAAAAGCGGCCAGGTCGTGCGCCCATAGCGATTGCATCTTCATACATATCATACATTGCCCAACCACGAGCAGGATGCTGCGCTAATTCATCTACAATCTTTTGGACGTTATCACCAATAGCAACAGAGTCGTTATCGTTATTGTCTACATATAAATCCCTGATAAAATAAAACTTACCCTCTACATCATCTGCTAATTGCTCTAATGTTGTACCATCAAGATACTCGTCTTGTGCCTGCTTCTTTGCAGAATCTAAGATATTATCGGGGTCATAAATATCAGATACATCTACGCCAACATCATCATACGCGCGAAGTAGAGACATCTTTTTTAAACGATTATAATAATACTCGAAAGCATCTAGGTGAGCATTCGCATGAGTTTCAAACATCCACTCTCTACCTTTGTTAGCTTTATAGACTGCATATGCTTTCGGCTTGTCTTTAAGATAATTCTCAATTTCTCGTGCAAGATGGTCAGTTACACCCGCGTTATATAGACTATACAATGCACCAAATACTACCTTATGTAAGTCATTGCAAAAGTCGTGTTCTGAAAAGAAGTATTGTCCATCTGCCGCCAAGTATTCAGGTTTCCGCATACAACATCCAATTACCTGCAATGCCGCAACAGAATCATAGTATTTACTAATCAAATATCCTCCCTTCTATTCCAAATTAAAACGTGGCTTTTTCCTATAAATATTTACGTCTCTTGGCCGCACAAATACACGATGTTCGTCTGTAATATCTGTATTCACTTGCCCTTCGCTCTGTACAGTTCTAATCTCTTCTAATCGTTTGAAATAATTTTCTGCTTCGACATAAATTGATTTGACAATCCATATGCCACCATTTGACCTACTCGGGTCATTACGCTTTATTTTATACCAATACTTTAAAGCCTTAGCCATTTGCTCATATGTGATACCAGCTTTGATAAGTTGTCCCATATTCAAAGCTACCTTTTGATAATCTACATATGCACCGAGATATTTTCCAGCCATTTTCATAACTGCTTCTCGTTGCTTTTTCAGCTTATCTTTATTTTTTTCTTTTTCCTCTTGGCTCTTGGCATAACATTCATCATGCCAATATCGGTTGCCAATCTTTTTCCAATCGAACTCACAATCACGGTCAATCATTTGGCCGCAATATGGACATTTAACAAGTCTTTGTTTTGCCATATTTTCTCCTAACTTTATAATATAATTATAACATATTCAGGAGATTTTGTCAATAAAAAAGACCGCCCAATTGTGGACGGTCTCTAAAATTAAGCTACATCAATTCCATTAGACAGTAAGTCTTTGAGGTCATCAAGGATAAGTGAAAGCTGCTCAGCTTGCTTGGCAGTGCAGTCATTGACCTTCTTACCGACACCAAGGTATTTATCTGTAATCTCGATAATCTTAGGCGCCCAAGACTTTTTGAATTCATCTTTAGAAACACTATGCTGAATCTTGACGGTTAATTCTTTGAATTCATTCTTCATAGCTTCAAAGTCATAAGTAGTTTCTTCTACCTGCTTGGCCTTTTCATCAGTGATGAACTTGTTATCGTTTAGTGCAGCTTCTTTTTCAATTGCATCATTGAGTGCTTTTGAAAGAGATTCGTAATTGAACGGAATCTCTGGTTCGATATACTTAAAGCGACTCTTACACTCTACACTGCCGTCCATAGAACGAAGAGTTAACATGACCTCTGGACGGCCATTCTCTAAGCGAGTTTGATGTGCATAGCCCTCTAAATCTGACATGTTACGGATAATCTCATTATAAGAAGGAGACAGAGAAGGAACAATTTGATTATATTCAGTACCATCTTCACGCTTAAACAGCTTATCTTTTGAATGAGAAATAAAGAAGAGGGCATAATCCATCTGAGCAATTGTGCGGAAAGTATCTTCAAACTCTTTCTTCATCATCTTAAAGCCACCGCCCCAAGGGATATCGCCTAGCTTTTCAACGCCCTCACGATTGCAAATATATTTCTCACAATAATCAGCCATTAAGTCAATGGTATCAATACAAATTGATTTATATACTTCCTTTACTTCTGGCTTTTTTAGCTCACGAAGAACTTGCTTCATTTCTGCCCAAGAGGTAATATCTTGTGCCATAATACCAGGAATTGCATTATAGCCACGCTCAGCGGCTAAAAGAAGCGCCCTATCCATTTGAGAAGCAAGAGTTGTTTTGCCTACACCGCCTGCACCAAAAATATAAGTTATGAAACCAGATAGGTCACGAGAAACTTTATGAGGTTGAATATTTAATAGGTTAATTGCCATATTGTTATTTACCTTTCTCTTGTGTCATTAATAAATATTTATTATATTTTCTATTTAAAAACAAATCCATTGGATTTTGATAAATAAATTTAAAAACAGTTCGTGCGTTTTCGCCATAACAATATAGCCTATATAAAGGTATTATATGATTATAGCCATCTGGTTTTCTAGTTAAAATATTTACTTTAATATTTAATTTAGATTCTAAATAGTTCTTTATATAATTTAATAAATTAAAATTAGAACCATCAATTTGAAATGTAATGGTGTGTCCAGTATCTTTAATACATCCATCACCATCAAAATATCCTCTAATATAATCTTTCCAATATTGCTCTTCTAAATTATATGGAAAAGTAAAATTGTCTAAATCATATGTTTTATTTGAACATAAACCCCAGTTATTAACTAAAATATCTTTTAACCATTTATCTTCAATATAAAGTTTTGCATTTTTATAGCCACGTTTGGTTGTATAGTGCTTAATTGGTCTAGTTAAATTCATTGCATGGGCTATGTCTTGTAGTATTTCACTATCAGAATCTTGTAATTCGATGTATATGTGATTTGAATTTGTTGCAATACATCCATCTGACCCCATTAAACCTAAAAAATAAGCAAGATTAGACGATTGCTTAATAAAAAAATCTTTATCGTAGCTGTATTGTTTATTTAATTGTCCGCAAGTACGCATTTTTAATCCATGCTTTTCAACAATTTTACGCAATCTTAATTCGCCAATGTTAAAATAAGCTATGGTATTTTTTAAAGTATGCGGATAAAAGTAATAATCAATAACGGCTTGTTCATCTATCGGTTTTTCTGTTAGCATTTGCTCACCGCCTTCGCTCCACAGCTCATTCGCTTACGACCTCGTAGACGTTGCAGTTGGTAAAGTCGATGCGGTACGTCTTGCCTTCATCGCAGCACAGCTTGCAATCCTTGTACCCTTTCGTCCACCATGCAGCGTTGTCGCAACCCTTCCATCTGAGCAGGAGCCATACAAGTCTGCCGTTATCGTCCGTAACAGGATTGCCATTATTGTCAAGTACGATGTCTCTATACTTCCAGAACAAGTCATTGTTGTGCTTGTAGTGTCTGGCCTTTCCGATGTATTTCTCGGTCATCCCCTTCACCGGCTTTACGCAACTTATTCGCTATCTTGCGGCGCACTCCGAGCACTTGGCAGCAGGACCGCACATGACGTAAAATTAAATTCCATTTTAAATCCTTTTCTATCTTATAGGGGATAGAACTTAATCTATCCCCTATTTATTTAATTGTCTGCTACTTGACTAGAAAGGCCATGCCTCGTCATCATCATCATCATTTTCATCTACTGGAGCTTCAACCTTTGCGACTACCTTTGCTGCTGCAAAGTTCTGACCACCGTTACGATTAGTCTGATACTCGTCATGATTACGCTTGACCTCTGCCATACGCTCTTCACGCTCGTTTAACTTCTGCTTGAATTCCTTTTTGGTGATGGTAGATTCATCATCCCACTCATAAGGTTCGACCGCAGCCCAAGTAACATCCCAAGAACGAACATGACGAACAACCTTATGAACTACTGGGTCACCAAATGCAGATTCCTCAGTCTTCTCAGTCGTGATGGCCTTAGACACGATAGAACCCTTGATATGGGTTAGAAGAGGACTCTTATTAGAAATATCTTGGTCAATGAAGTAATCCATGCCACCCTTGGAACGGACATTAACGTCAATAGGAAGAATGCCACCACGATAATCAAAAACATAACCACGAAGATTTACAAAATCATCACCATCTTCAACCTCACGCTCAGCCGCATTTGCAATCAGCATATCGACATCGAATGTAGCAGGATTCTCAGAAATCTCGTTGGTCATAACGTGCATAAACTGACCCTCGACACGCTTAGGAGAAACAACTTCACCATCACGAGATACAAAATCATTTGTGCCGACAGAACCATCAATACGAACCTTGAGAGCAGAAGTACCTACAACTTCAAACGTATCTGAACCCTCATGGTCAATTAGGGCAGTTAGAATCTCCCATGCGGGATTAGGCTTGCCACTCTTAAAAGTCTCAGTAACGTAACGGAAAAATACAGGGACAACGTTAAGACCCTTATCATCAGTGGCTACATTTACTGTGCCGTTAATAAAAGGAGTGTTGGTCTTTTTAGAGACACGCTGGGCAAGGCGGTCAGTTGAAAATACATATCCCTCAATATGGCATGAATTATTTGTCTTTGAAAACATTCAATTTCCTTTCTAATTTTTCTTTCAATATATATCACATATTATAGCGCATTTTTAAATTTTAGTCAATAACTTTTTTGGGGTATTTCCCGCATGATTTATGCTCTAAACAATAACCGGCTTTGTCGCATTTACACTTAAAGAATAAATCACAGATAGTTTTCCATTCATCAGAATATTCAGATAGTGCTTCAATAATGTCTTTCATTAGCTGTCTAAACTCCCAATAGGCACGAGTACATAGACGCTGTTCAGCCATTGTCATAAGTGTGCGGCTATTGAAGCGACAACTAACAGTTGTTGTCATTCCAAGAGGAAGAACCATATTTGCATCTTCCTGCGGAATTCCGCACTCCTTTTGCATATAAGTAGTTGCTTCGGAAATAGCTTTCATACAAGAATCGTACATTTGCTTTGCATCTTTATTTGTCGCAATCTTAGGAGGAACTACGTAATCAAAATCTTGATATTTAATATAACGCGTACTTGCCTGTAGACGTGTAGGCGCTCCACCATTATGAGTATAGAATTCTCGAATTACCTTTGCTGAATACCCTTCTAGAACAAACCATACTTCTCCAAATTCAAGTGTGCGGAAATGTCCATCTTTGATACAAGAAAGACCGCGTTTATAATTCTTCTCTACGTTACTGGTATCTGTGCCATAACAAGGGCCAGCCATTTCTCCAATTAACGTAATAGGATTCTTAATAGTATTACTGTTAATCGTTACTTTTCCCATTTACACCATCCTGTGAATTGAAACCATAGTTAACTGAATTATATACATCAATATAATATTTTTCTTTTTCATTTAATTCTTCTTGCGGGCAAAGTTCTACAACCTCAAATGTGAATTGGTCTAAGCCTTCTTTAAGCATCGCTGCATACAGTTTATTATCTTTAGGAGTTTTTATCCCGCACCCACAACGACAGTGCTGTGTAAAACGATTTGCAATATCTACAGACTGACCTATATAGCATTTTGTATCATTTATGTCTGTAATCTTATAAATACCGCAAGTTTTTTCAGTACCAACAATATTAACGAATAAAGCCTTTGCTTTCTTCTGGAAATACGTTGACCAAATTAGCTTTGAAAGAATCTCTGGGTTAGAAAGGCGGTTCTTAAACGAATTTAAAATATCAATATCTGCTTTATCACTATCTTCGATAATGATACGATAATCATCTTTAGAATCTTGCACTACCTGTTCACGTTGAAACGCTTCAATTGTCGCAGCCTTTTGTCGCTTTAGTTTATCAAGCGAGCTTTGAAGAATTTGAATTTGCTCAACATATTCAGCTTTATCTTCATCGACTTGAGCCTGAAAATCACGAAGATTATTCATGATATTCTCTTTTTCAACTTTTTTAAAATCTTCAAAGCTCTGCTTCTGCTGTTCCACATTCTCTTGGAGAGATTTTAAATGTGCCTTTTCATTTTGAATTTGATATTCAATATGCTCTCGCGCAATAAGAACTTCTTTGTTGTTTTCTTCGACTATGTTACATGTTTCTTTTCTGCCAGCTATAACGCCTACGCTATAGCCGCATACGACAAATGTAATAGTGCAGACAACAGCTATAATAAATTCGAGAGCCATATTACTTAGTATATGTTACAGTGATTTCAGGGTCAACGTTAATACCATCATTGGTAAGACGAATAAAGTTAGTACCACCATCAGGCTGTAGTTCACGAACTGCATAACCCTTGCGGACAAGTGAGGAAGTAATAATGCAATTAGTAGCCTTATCGGTTAGATGAACAGCCTTTGCAATATCCTTAAAAGTTTCATCTTTGCCTTGATTCTCCTGTAGATGCTTTAGAACCTTTTTAGCATTGTCTGAAAATACTGGCTTGATAATAGTAATCATATAACTCCTTTACTTTTTCATTTTTATTTCATATACATGATAACATAAAATATTCTAAAAGTCAAGCCTTAATTAAAAATTTCTTCTAGCTTACAGTCCTGTGCTGGTTTGTCTGGACGAAGCCTAGATAGATAAGGATGCCGGAAAGTTTTATTCTCCTTGTCAAGACTCATGCAGTTTACCTCTACGACCGTTCCAATATACTTTTTAGGATTGGCCGCAAGGTCAGCTTTAAGATTATCTGTAAGACCAGAAGATACACGACCAATAGGCACAAGATTTCCTGCCTTATCATACGCGCCAAGTCGTAAAGCACCAGCCCAACCATAATATGCGGCCTTTGTGATTAGATTACCTTCTTTATCTTTATATCCCCAAGTCTCAGATTCTTTACCAGTATAAAGATATTCTGGTGACAGAACTTCTGTAATCACAAAATCAATATCATTTTGTGCTTGTTTAATTTTGAACATAACTTTTGGCTGTCGCTTGCCTGGCGCGTATAGACCATTCTCTACGCGAAATACCATACCTTCTTCGCCTGCGGCAAGTTTATCAGTTGTAACTCTATCTAGGTCTAGATAAGCGTTATCATAGCATCGTGCTACTTCAAGTTCTGGAATTAATGGAGTAGCAATATCAATATGCTCGCAAAGATGACTATAACGATAATCATATGTTATTTTATTCATAACATAATCTTCACCATTATATGCAAGAATATCGTGCATATAGAAATGAATTTTGCCATACTCGCCATTCTGACGTTCAATGGCTTTTTCTGGTAAAGCGCCTAAAACCGATGTTACATTCTTAGATGTACCATTAGGATAATAAACCTCACCAATAATACATGTACCATTAGGTAACTCATTCATAGCCCAGTCTTTAATATGCGGCACTTTCTCAATATTATCCGAATAAAACCCTGTTTTTTTAGAGACTGTGCGACTATAAAGATGAACCTCATTCTCGTCTTTAACTAACTGCGAGAAGTACCCATCTTTTTTGACTGTGCCGATGATTGGTGTATTTTTAAGCATATCCTCATAATTCTTAGGTGCTCGGCCAACCAACATTGGCGAATAAATATTTAGAGACATATCCCTCCAATAGAAAGAAAAGGGCAGACTAAAGAATAACTCCCCGTCCACCCTTGTTTGCAATTTTACCTGTAAAGTTCTGCGGTTCAGTAATTGTCATAGATACAATCTTATCATCCTCGTCTAGCTTAATGCCGCACATGCCGCCAGAGCGAATACTGCTTGCCCGCACACTATCAGCCATAAAATTAATTTGTCTCTTGGTTGATGTTAATGTTACAACACACCCATTTGTCTCTTGGATACTGACAATTTTGCTGTCGGTCTTAAATGCCACAGAACCTTTAACATTACGGGTGCCACCAGCAAATTGTTTACCTTCACACTTTTTAACCTTACCATCTTCCGTAACAAAGAACATGTAAGGCTTATCTACGAATACATCGTTGTGAATAGTGATAATCTTTTCATCATTATCAAGATTGATAATTGCACCGATAGCTGTACCCTTATCTTTTGAGCCACATTCTTTAATATCTGAAAGAGCAATCCTAAAGAATCGTCCTTTATTCGAGAATAAAGCCACTTTTCTATCCTCAGACACGGTGAATGCAAGGTTGCCATCACTCTTATACTTAGAAGGTGAGACTTTTTGTAAATAACCAAGAGGATTAAAAGCAATAATAAAATTCCTATTCTCTCTTGGTGTGGAAGACTTTGTCTTTTTCGTCTTTGTGATTTCCTTTTGAACTACCTTAGTGCGGCGCGGGGTGCTATATTTTCTACCCATATCTTTGAGCTTTGTTAAAAATACTTTATCAAGTTCCTTTTTATCATTTAAAATTAAATCACATTTTGCAATGATTTCATTCTTTTCTGCCAGCTCTTTTTCAATTGATTGAGTATCCAATTTAGTTAACTTCATTAGCGGCATTGAAAGGATTGATTTAATTTGTCTATCTGTAAAATCAAATTCTTTTTTCAGTTCATTTGCCGCATCTGCTTTATCATTTGAACCACGAATAATTTCAATGATTTTATCAATATTTGTTAAAGCAAACTTTAATCCTTCTAGAATCTCTTTCCTTTGTGCCGCAAGATTCTTATCATATTCAGTTTCACGTTTCAAACATTCAAAACAATGAAATAAATATTCGTCTACAGTTTGCTGTAGATTTAAAAGCACTGGTGTCTTACTGATAATGCCATTTTGATTAACATTATACTGTGACCTTAAAGGAGTTGCTTGAAATAGCTGCTGTAATACTTTTTCTGACGCATATCCTCTTTGGCATTCAACGACCAAAGCTATGCCATTTTTATCACTCTTGTTATATACATCTTTAATACCAATTAAATCTTCTGATTCGATTAACTCTTTAATCTTTACAATTAAAGGTTCTATATACACTTGATAAGGCATTTCAGTAAAAATAATTTCATTACCATCAATGCTATATGTAGCTTCTACAACTACTTTACCTTTCCCAGTTTTATTAATTGAAGATAATTCATCTTTATTAACAATTGTACAACCAGTAGGAAAATCAGGGTAGTATTCATCTGCTTCAAATTTTCCTGTTTTAACATATTTACCAATTAAGTTAATTGTTTCTTTAAGATTATGCGGCAACCAATTATTTGCAATTGAAACGCCGATGCCCTGAGCGCCATTAACCAAAAGTCTAGGGAAATATGATGGCAATACTACTGGCATATACTCGTCTTCACTAAAGTTTAAAACCATTGGAACTGTATTTTTCTCAATTCCATTTAGCATGAACTCTTCCGTAATTTTAGAAAGACGTGCTTCTGTATAACGGTCCGCGGCGATTGCGTCTCCACCTAAGATTACGTTGCCATTTGCTCCATGAAAATCAATCTCTGGTACATTATTAGTAAAAGGCTGAGACATACGAGCAAAGGTTTCGTAGATTGCTTGGGTGCCATGCGGCCAGTACAGCGCCGCTACGCTCCCTGCAATTTTAGCAGATTTAACGTGCGGTTTATCGCCAGTATATTTTTTTGTATACATTTCCCATAGAATACATCTTTGACCCGGCTTTAATCCATCTTTAACATTTGGAAAAGCTTTATTTACATTTGTATCGAGAGCATATGTTAGAAAGTTTTCACCTATTTCTTTGGTAACATCTACCTTATTCATAGTTCACCTCACCATTTTCAGAATGATTTAAAATATAATCTACTCGTGGCTGTACTGATTTACCATATAAATCTTCAAACATTTGCTCTGTTTTATCAATATCACTTACAGTTAACTGAACAATGTTTCTAGTTGACGCATCTAAAAGAGTGTCGCCAAGTTCTTTGGAGTCCATTTCGCCTACGTATAAAATCCTATGTTTCCATAGGTACTGACTATTTCTTCTATCATTAAAATGATAGTCTATCTTTTCCTAACACGTATCAATAGTGCCAGTACTCTCCGACAAAGGAGATAGTCGATACAGGTTATTGTATTAAACTATAATGTGTTTCCAATTATAATTTTGCCAAGTATTATAAAATGAGTTGTATTTGATTCCTGTATATTTATAGTCTTCATAAACATCTTTGATGTTTTCGCCATTCTTTTTTCTTAAACGGATTTCCTTTACCTGCTCCGCTGTTAACAAAGAACGCCCATTTTCATCGCCTTTTTGTCCTGTGTTATGTTTATGAAATTCTATATTTTCAGGAGTATATACATCCATCATTATTTTTTTCCATGTGGCGCCAATCCAAATTTTATGAAAACCAGTCCAGTTAATTCTTTCTTGGTATCTTTTGAAAACTTCTTTGCACCTTTTATGGTTTTTATAAGCTGTTCTGATATCTATAACATCTTGTTCTGTTAATTTATGATTAAAATGGTCTTGACCATCCATCGGAATTGGTTGCATATTATAAGAACAATTATAACCATTATTATAAGCATCATAATAGTTAATCCAATAGATTTCACGGTCATTTAACAATTCAGCATCACATTCTTCAATAACAGAAAAAGAAAAATTGTTAATACCATATTTACGAAAAGCCTTATATAAAACTTTATTATATTCTTTATTATTTGAATTATATCTATTTAAATGAGTTTTCCACCGTTTTCCGATATTTTTAGATTGTCCAACATATTTATGTCCATTTATAATATTCTCAATTAAATAGATGCCACATATATTGTTAGTATTACTCATTAGCAATAACCTCCCTCTTTTATCTCGAAGGAGTTTAATACAATATTCCCACGAGATTATCTATTACTATATAATATAATTTTTACATTTCAGGGATTACCCGAAATTGTAAAAATATTTTAAGTAATTAAGACTCCCTCGTTAGCCGCTCCTAAGCGACTCCGTTGATAAACGGAAAAATAGATAAGGGCCAGACTTTTCTCTTACCCTTTTTCTCTGCCAATAGATTTAATCTTATTACTATACTTCTTTTTATATTCTTCTAACGCATCAGCATCTTTAAGATAAACATACTCATTATTCTTTGTTGTAACTCTAAATAATGGAGGAATAGCAGAATAAACATGCCCATTTTGAATCAATTCTGGACAAATATACCATAAAATATTGAACAGAAGATTTTCGATTGCGGCTCCTGGTGCATCGGCATCTGCGCAAGCAATAATCTTTCCATAACGTAATTTATTTATATCATATTTAATCTTACCAGTAGAGCTATCGACATCTAACCCAAGAGCAATAAGAAGATTATTAACCTCTTGGTTCTTTAAAAACTTTTGAACAGTAGTCTTTCTGGCCGAAATCATCATGCCACGGACACCATAAATTGCTTGTGTCTTTGAATCTCTCGCGGCAACTAGTCCGCTCTGTGCCGACTTTCCCTCGCAAATGATTAGTTCACATTCAGAACGATTCTTTGACCAGCAGTCAGATAGAGTAGTTGGCATTTTAATATATCCACTACTTTTCTTTTTATTCTTAACTGCCGCACGCGCACGTTTAGCTGCTTCTGCGGCTTTTCTCGCAAGGATAGCCTTTTCAAGAATAGCCTTTGCATCTTCTGGGTTGCTATCTAGCCATACTTCTAGCTGCTGTCCAAGAGCACTAGTAAAAGAAGTATCCATGTCAATAATATCATCTTTCACCTGGGCATTGTATTTAACGCCCTTGCTATTAATATTGCATACTAATACAATACCTTCTTGGATTGCGGCACCATCAAGATTTTTATCTTTTGCGGTTAAAAGACTATTTTCTTTCGCCCAGTTATTAAATACACGAGTGAGAGTTGATTTAATTCCTGTAATATGTGGCCCAGATGATGTAATACCATAGTTAACGTATGGAATAATCTTTGCTTGACTGCCAGATGTAAAAGTCATAGCTAGATTGATTTTATCAGTATTCATAACAAAATGATTACCAACAATTTCAATATCTTTACCACGTTTTTCATCTAACATATCTTCAATGCTATTATGACTAATCTTTTCGCCATTTAAAAATACCGTTAGAGTTGGACAAATACAAGTAATATCATTGAAAAATTTTTTGAAAAATGAAACTGATGTTTTACCTGTGCCAAAAAATTGTTCATCCGGAAGATAAGTAACAATCGTACCAGTATGAGCAGTTTGTTTTGCGTCTCCACTTTGATGACTATAAAGTACACCATCTGAAAAACTATTACATTCCCACCTACCTTCACGAACTGTTTCTGCCATTACATTTTTAGATAGATATGTAACTAATTTTGTACCAATTCCGTTAAGGCCAAGACTTGAACCTTCATACACTCCATCATCTGTATATTTACCAGACGTATTCATAGTATCGAACGCAGCTTGAAAAACAGTTTTACCATCGTCTCGCATTTCATCTACAAGAAATCCTTGAGCAAAATCTTCAATACGGCATAAACCGCTTTTGTCAATTGATACATTAATAGTATCACCATGACCAATGTTATGCTCGTCAAGAGCATTGCTAAACAATTCCATCATAAGTTGATTTGGCGTTGAAGTATCGCCACAATACATAGACGGGCGCTTTCTTACATGTTCCCTTGGTGTTAACGATTGAATAGATTCTTTAGTATAATCATTCTTAGCCATGAATCTCCTTTCTTTTATAGATATTATATCATTTTCATTTTCAATTGTCAACAAAAAATGGATGCCGATTATAGCAATCGACATCCATGCAATTACATTCGCTTATTTTCTACATCTTTTAGGAACTGTCTGCGACTATCTACTTCATCCTTGCAGAATTCCTTGAAATTATTTTTCAAATTCCTATATTCCTTACGAGACTTGTACCAATCATTCTTTGCCCAACGACAAGCATCCTTAAAATATTTTGCATCCTCAAGCATATATACGTAAGACATAATACCATAATAACGCTCACGCATAGCTTCAGCACGCTTCTTCATAATTTTTACACGACATTTATACTCGGCAATACGCCAACCGCTCCAACGGTTTGCCACGTCAACATCTTCGTCATGCGGCTTAGCATATCCAGTAAACGTACCCCACTTTGAAGATAGTGTTACCGATGCCAGTTTAGTATTTTCATCCCAAGAACAATCAATTACTCGACGATGTGCCATTTCTTTCTCCTTATCGTTTACTATAGGTTGCGGACATATAAGAATTCATAATAGCAAACTGAGTTGATTCAAGTGCATCTGCTGCATCCTTAGATGGCTCAGGAATAAACTTAGAATTATTCTCAATAAGCTCGTCCATTTTCATTACATAATTTTCCGCCTTTAGCTTTGCATCTTCTGGTGCGAAGACAGTACGGTAACGCTTAATATCCATCATTTCATCGCGATACATACTCTCTTTACCAAAAGAGTCATATCCATCAACCCATATAGCACGAGAGAATGGCGCACCATCAACGAGATAACGTTTAACAAATAGATACAGTCGCATGATATGCTGTAATTCCTTCGCCACATATCCGTACTTCTCAATCAGCTCATGGTTGGCAGGAGAATCATGACAAATCTTCTTTGCCTTTTCCATAGCCATTCCAAGAGAAGAAAAAATTAATTTCTGCGGATTAAGATTGGCAATATCATCACAATGTTTACGAAGATATTCCCAGTAAATCTTATACTGAGGATTCACAACATAATATTCAGTACAAAGAATCTCCAAGAAATTAATGTTAGCCTTATGGAGAATTTTAAAATAATCTCGAAAATCTTTTACAGTACAATGCTCGTCATTGTCCATAATCTCGACTTTATTAAGATGCTTCTTATCCAAGAACAAATCATATGCTGTTGGAATCATAAGCAACTTGGTATCAACATCAGATTCTTCGTCCCATAGATTATAATTCATAGAACCATTGGCTGCGCATACAAGATATGGATACTGCCAATACTTACCTGTGGCAATAATAGCGCCAAGATGCTCTTCAGCCCTATTCTGAATCTTATTTACATTTTCTGCCATTTCTATTTCCTTTCTCTATATATGTATTATAACAGATTTATTTACCATTGTCAATACAAAAAAGGCACCCTCATGGGTGCCTTTACCAAAAGAAAGAAAATTAGAAGAGGT